GATCGCGACAGTATCCGTAGCCAATGGCTCCAGCAAGTTGATTATTATCTCCCCAGTTTCGGGGTTGACAATAAACTCTCCTGGTCGTGGCGTATCAATGGCTAGGGTGTAAGTTTTTGATGCGATGACAAGCGCTGTAGGAACATCGCCAGGGGTTCCCTGAATTACATGAAGTGTTCCCGTTTCCGCCGCAGGAACAACAATAGTTTGAACCTCAGCATCAAAGCTCCCGATTAAGGTGACGGGAGAAGAGGGGGGAGGCTGGAGGATGAACTGACTGGTGGCAGTTGACATACCTTAGTCCACTGGATACACGTCGCCTGCGTAGTCAATCAGAGAAATGTTAGTCCTTAGTGTTTCGGATAGCGAATAAAGCTCCTCGGCATCAGCGTTTTTTTCTACGTCGCGCAGTAGGCGGGCTTGTAGTAGTTCGATTATTTTGACTTGAGTGGTTACAAATAAGCTCTGTTTCGCTTCCAGCAATGACGACTCTAGGGTTGGTTCCGAGAGTTCTTCTGGTGCTATGGGGTTTCCTTTATCGTCAACCAGTTTTTTCTCGGAGTTAAGGAAAATGTGACGCTTGACATTGACATTAAAAAAATCTTCTAATCTATCCATCTTTGGCAGAGAATAACTTTATTAGTATTATTTTACGTCCCACGTCCCAGAAAAATTCTCCAGGTTGCAATTCTCCTGTCGCCTGTAAATAGCGATATCCCCCAACTTCGATCGCGTCCAGTCGTCGCAGCGGCAACCCCTGTACGTTCAGCACTACCGTATCACCTTGATAAGGGGGAAGAGTGACCTGAACCGAGGAAGAACCTTCTGCGCCAACTACTCCCAGTAGCGCACCATGACAAGGTTTGTCTGTTCCTAGTAGAAAAAAAGCTCCATTGGTGGAGTTAGATTCAGAGCGGTTGTTAGTGCCGTCAAGGATAAACATAATAAGGACGCGATCGCGTTGTAACTTGCTTTACCCAAAGGTAAAGCAACCCTGTCAAAATTTGTTGTGTTTATCTTACTGAGATCGCGTTTGTACACTAAAAGTTTACAGATTTAGGGAAGGGCGATCGCGCACCAATATCCGCAAATGCAGTATCTGGTGACTCGAAACCATCCCAGCAAAGGTCGCCAAAGATATTGAAGGACTTGCCATTTTCCCAAAACACTGGAGTGGTCTTGGGGTTAGAAGCCCTACCGATGCTGGTTACGATCTCATATACCTTGACACTCTCTTGATTAGAAATCAGGAGATTCTATAGAACTCACATTCCATATATCCTGAGAGAACAAGTCTAACTGTACTTTCAGGTTCCCAGGCTCCCCGCGTTTGCCCTTGTGGGCGCGGGGATGTCTCCTTTTAGGCGGTGTTAATTCAGCGCTGGGCGTCTCAAACAGCGTTAACTGTCTGGGTTCCGCCGAGTCCCGGCGTACCTTAATCAAAGTCAAGCCATACTCTAAGACGGCTTTCTGTTTGATATTGCGTGCAGCCTGCTTGTCAGCATGATCGAAGTGTCCGCACTCAGTGCAAATAAACTTCTCTCTGTCTCGACTAGCTTTATCGACAAAGCCACAAGCGCTACACGTCTGAGAGGTGTGCCGTGGGTCAACTTTGAGCAAGATTTTTCCTGACTTTGCAGCCACGTACTCAATCTTGGAGATTAGCTCTCCCCACGAGGCATCTAAGATAGAACGATTTAAGCCACGTTTAGCCGCTTGACCGTTGGGTAAAAAACGCCCGGTGCTTTCGTCCCTTTTGGGCTTGCACCGCTTCACCATGCCTTGGATGTTGAGGTTTTCCACCACAACAGCATCCGCTTTCTTGACTAGTTTGTTGGCAACTTGCCATTGATAAGCGCTTCTGCGGTTGACAGTTTTGTTGTGCAAGGCAGCTACTTGTGCAACTAACTTCTTACGATTCTGACCACCCTTCTTGGTACGACTCAATCGACGCTGCCGAATCTTGAGGAGCCGACGAGTCTTCTTGTTGGTGCCAAATCTAGGATTACTAATGTCGCTACCATCGGAGCAATGCACCAGCTTTGTTATCCCCATGTCCAAGCCTACAGCCGTCTTGATATCCGATGTAGGCAGAACTGATAGTTCTGGGATGGAGCTGTCTTCTAGGCGTACAGACATGAACCACCCGTCAGTTTTCTTTCGGATAGTTACACTTCTGATAGCAAACCCATTAGGTATGGGACGAGAATTGAAAAAGCGCATCCACCCAACTTTTGGTAGATACACCTTGTTCCTCTCAATCTTTACCCGTCCGGGCTTGTACTCAAATGATCGAAAGTTGCTGCGGTTTTTAAATGCTGGAAATCCTCGCCCATCAAAGAAGTTTTTGTAAGCAGTATTCAGCCGAGCAATGTTACGCTGCAACACGTCCGAATCGATTGATTTGTACCAAGGACGAGCTGCTTTAAGTTCAACCAATCCAGCGTCTTGGATAGTGCCAGCATTTCGCTTTTTCCCGCTATCCTGCCAAGGGTTCCCTGTTGCACCGCTTTTTACAATGCAACAGGTTAAAGGAGAAGCTTCAGCCTTGGTTCTTAACTTGCAATACGCGCCTTGAATGAACTGAGCGTGGTAGGTTTCAATTCGGTCAGCCAAGCACCAATTGTAGTGACTTCGCAGCATATTGAGCCATGCCTCCATCGTGGCAGATTGACTGCCAGAAGGACGTAGTTTGTAGACATAGCTCAAAATCATCTTAGTAACTCTTAGCTTAACTTTTCTGCACCAGCTTCCGGATCGCCTGCCTTGGCGAGGTTGTAGCGCTTAACTGTGCCGTCTATCCGATAGAAACTAAACACGATCGCCTCAACTTCGTCAGATGACAGTCCTGTTATTTCGCACCACTTCTTTAGCCAGTCAGCGTAAATCTGCTGAATGCGCTCGTTAGTGGCAAAGCTCCTGAGAACGAGCGTTGCCAATTGAGAGCGACTTAGTTTGTACTGCTTGTTGAAATTCCGCAGAATGTCTAATGTGCCTGTCGGTACAGAGCAGCGGAATAGTCTTGAATCCTCGTCCCCCACAGCGTATGACTTCGTGTTCTGAGGAGAAACGACGTTTAAGGATGGATTGAGAGCAAGTAATAGTATGCCGTAGCACCCAATTCCGGTTTTCTTGCATCCCCAAGGGGCAGCGTATTTTAAAGCGTTGTTGTAATCATCTTGGTGAACGTGTCCGGACAGCTCGATAGAAGTGTCCGCAACGAGTGGAACCAAAATGCCATCGACCTCTACCTTGTCATCGTTTTTATGTGACTCTAGCCACTTTCGCAGCGCATCAGGGTCACTGGAAGGATTTTTTTTAGCCATATTTTTGTTTTATCCGCATCTAGTGTAATGATTCTAGATCGATTGTACCGCAGTGACCATACCAAGGATAAGTCGGCGAAAAATTCGCAAGAAAAATATATCCACTATCTGCGGATTTAATATAGAGTAAAAACAGGCTATCTGAGGTACTAAGGCAGTTGCGCTACCTTACACGCAAACGCAACTGCCCGATACCTCGTGGCATCTAACTCCAAAACACTACTTCTGGAGCTGATTTACTATGACACAACTGTTAGACTGTCCCACAGGTACAAATGTACAGCCCTGCACTGTCCCAAAAGGGTACATGGCGGTAATGACTGAGGACGGATTAAGAGTCTCAAACTATGCGATCGGACAATGGGTTAAATACGGAGAAGACCAAGCAACAGGGCGCATTTGCGGAATTCGTTGGGACGATGCGGAACCTGTAATGTCATCCCTGTTTAACCACTGGACAGGCGAATGGTATCACCCCGGATTCATGTACAAAATCTATGAAGTTGGGACTCGCGACGATTTCGATGGGTCTGAGGAAATCCCAGAAGATGATATCACAATTCGCTTAGGCGATGCTCAAGCGGCAGATTACGAGAAGATTCGGGATTACAGGCTAGAGCAGCAACTCCTCGTTAACGTTGTGATGCGTTGTTTGAAAGAGAATAATGGACAACTACCTGAATTCTATTTTGCCAATACAACACCTTTGCCTATTAGCTGGGATGAGCCGCCTTATAAAGTAGGGATGCACGTTCGTTGGCACTCAAAGGCAGGTTGCTTGTTCAAGAATGCTGTTAGCGGAACGGGTATCATTTTAGGCGTTGAGCGCTGCATCACTGAAGAACCAGGATTCTGGACGTTCAGGTTGCATTATTTAACGGGGCATAAGTTTCCAGCAAACAGCTTGTTCTCGGAACAGGAAATTACAGAAGTACTTCAACCCCTGGAAAAGACAGAGCTAATGAAGGCAATGAACTGGGGCTAGGCGTGTAACTTCTCCGATGCAATGTAACCACAAAACCCTTGCAAACACGGCAGGGGTTTTTGTTTATAAACTATTTGTGTACAAAATTGAAGAAAGTCTGATCGCGTAATGAACTGCACCCACCACTGGCAACCGCTCTATCTCCAACCTCCTAAGAGTGGAAGGTTTTTAGAAATTTGGGATTCCCTTAATTTGAGTAGCTGGCAGCAATGTGAACTGTGCCAGCAGCTTGGACGAATTCAGGCAAATGGGAGTGTGAAACTTCAGCCAGCTAAAGCGCGATCTGCGCTTCGCAGCAGCGCTTCGCTATCACGCAGACTAGCTGATGCTCACAAATGGAATGACAGTGTCCAGACCTATCGCCAAAACTTGGAATCTCATCTGTAAACTTTAAGTTTACAAGTCTAGTTTTTATGACCCAGCCCTACTTTCATGAACAACCCTACGAAATAGCCGGAAAAGCTCCTGGAAAAGCTGTCATGCGGTGGTATCAGCAGCCAAGCTGGTGCCATTACCCAGAAGCTCTAAATGGACTGGCAGGATGCTGGAAGCTGGTGATGGGTCATGTGAAAAACGAGGAGAGCTGCGCCAATTGTGACTGCAATGTCAACTCGGATAGCTATGGCGATTTTTAGGCGGACGCGATCGCTTTAATCAAAACGTAAACTTTTAGTTTACAGATTTTGGCGCTCCAACTTTAAACAACGGGTCATCTGCCCAAGGTTGAAGCCTGTCACCGTACCAGTACTGTTTCTGCTTTTCAAGCGACACACGGAATGATTCGTAGCAACCATCCACAACTTTAACGCCTCCGTTACACCCCTGCCATGCAGACTTACCCTTACCCGAAACATTGTCGTGCATAGCATATTTCCCATCTAGGCTCACAACATTCATGAGCTTGGCATATTCAGCCTGTTTGTCTGGGGAACCTCCCAGTAAATGAACGGGGCGATCGCCAAACCATTCGGGTTCTATTGAGGTAGAGCCGTGGGGAGTTGGAACACTAAAGGCTAACCAAAACTCTTGGGGTAGCCAAGTTTTAACCTTGGGAACAATCAAGACCCTACCGCAATACTGGCTGATTTCCCTAGCTTGCTTCAGCACTTCAGGAAGCTGGTCTACCGAGGTTAAATCTCGAACGGTGGCGATAAGTGGCTTATTTGCCTTGATGAGTTCTAAGTGGTGATGGTGCCGATATCCATCCTCCCACTCGTTATCTACCATTTCCATGTGCCACCCATCTTTGTTTCTTCTTGGCTTCCCTTCCTTATTAGTTGATTGAATCCCCAGTCGCCATCCAGCAACTTTTGCTATGCGATCATATTCAGATGTTCCGCCCCCGTTACACACGAATAACAGAGGCAGCTTGAAACGATACTCCCAACAATTCAAGGGCTGCTTATTGCCGGGTTCCTCTCCTACCCAAGTCATTCCGATGTGTTCATAGAAGCGATTCGAGTCTAGACTTTCCGGGCATTTGAGGAATACGCGATCGCATCCGTTCTCAATGGCGCTTGCCAATACCCGATAGAACAGTAACCTGCCCCACCCCTGATTTTTGTGTTCGGGCAGGACAGCTAGAGAGTAAATGGTTGTTTGCTTGTCTCGCCGATGATGAAAGTGAGCAAACCCAATCCCTTGGATAACCTCAAGTTCACCTCGCTCATCAGACTCTTCAAGCGCTCGGATATTGACAAAGCCCAACTCCCTGTATTTTGAGGCAATGTGTTTTGCCTCCTGAGGTTTGTCAAACTTAGCTAGGCTCAGAGCAACTGTGTGCTGATTGTAGGCTTTCCCTTCTGGAGTCTTGAGCCAGCACGTTCGACAAAGTCCATTCCTTGATTCGAGTCGAAGCTTCTTCCCGCACACGCAGGTAGGAACAGATTCACCACTACGCTTGCGATCGCGCCACCGCTGCTGTTTTGCAATTGTTGCCATATCTTGGTTTAATTCACTAGTCTACATTTTAATCGACTAGTCTACAGTGTCAAGATTGAGGCAATCTGTAAACTTTTAGTTTACAGATTGGTTTGTGTGATGGGTTATGGTGCGTGATCGCTAGTCTGTGTAATCGGAGCTGATGAAGGGAAGCACCAGGTCATCTAGTCGTTCAAAAAGTAGCTCGTCAACTGATTTGTCTTTGAGGGTATCTTTTAGTTCACTGTTTCCGCGATGCCGAAACTGTCTTCTTGATGCTCGATACGCATCTTGCTTGTGCTTAGAGTAGTGTCGGCAAGCTCGACAGCTACATCTTTTTAATGGCTTGAATTTGTTTGATTGCATGGCTATCAGTGGTGAACCACTAACAAGCCATACCTCCGAATGAGTTCATGTCTTCTGTTTTGTAGTTTTGATGTATTATAGCAAGCCGCTTTACAAACACACCTGTAAACTAAAAGTTTACACTTTCGACTCATTAAAAGAGCCACTACAGAGAACGGAGTAGAGGGCAGTCTAAATGTCAACTAATCGTGTACAAATCCCTGCAAAAACACCTAATTCCATACAATAGTAGCTATCTACTATTGTATGAGGGGTGAAATGACCAAAATAGAGGACTATGTTGAGGACTGGTTGGCGACCAAAAGTGTGAAAACGGCTATTTCGTATCGAAACACGTTGAGTCAATTTGTCCGAGAAGTTGGGACAGAGTTTGAGGAAATTAAGCTAGGGAATATTTTTAGGTGGCTTGACAGGTTGAACGTGGCAGACACGACGCGGAACAAACACGTCAATATATTAAAATCATTCTTCTCCGACATGGTAAGGCTGGACAGTTGCCCTGTTACGCGATCGCCTTTTGATGCAAAGCACCGCAGATATTCCAAGGAGCATAAACTTGCAGAGCGGATACTGACCCAAGAGGAAGTGAACCTACTGATAGGTGCAACGCAGGGAGTTCGTGATCGCGTTCTGGTGGAGACACTTTACTTTGCAGGCTTGAGGGTATCTGAACTGACTGAGCTAACCTGGCAAAACTGTATTCGAGCAGCAAACGTAGATAAGTTGGTTGTGACAGGAAAAGGCAAGTACACTCGCGAGGTTCCTATCCCGTCAGACCTGATGGAGCGAATTTTTAGACTCAAGGGAGAAGGGGCGAGACGAGACGACTTCGTGTTTCAAAGTTGTCGAGGTAAAAAGCTGGGAACAACCGATATTCGATACTTGTTGCGGCAGGCGGCGAAGCAGGCAGGGTTGTGCCAGTGGGATAAGATATCGGCACATTGGCTGAGACACGCTAACGCAACCCATGCCTTGGAGAATGGCGCACCAATTCATATTGTTCAAAAAACCTTGGGACACAAGTCATTAAGCACAACGAGCAAATATCTCCATGTTCATGCCAATCAAAGCTCAAGCGCATACCTCAATCTCAGGGCTACGTCATTCGCGGAAGATGGCTACTAACCTTCATGAATAAGGCTTAAGTTTCAGTCATGACCGTAATACGAAAGCCACCTTCAGGCGAGGGTGGCTTTGCTGTATACGATCGCGCACCACCAACCCCAGCGATTCGGTAAAATCACAACAAGGTATTTACCATGACCCGATGAGAGACATATTGCCAGGAGCGCAGCTAGTTGAAGTTAGGGTAGGACTCAATCGAGGCGATACTCCGCTAGCTCCATCGCAGTATTTTTGCACTTTGGTTTTTGAGCAATTAAACGACAGTCAACTGGAAATTGTTAAGGACAGCTACTCTATATCAAAAGAGTCATTGCCGGGTTTTCTCCCCTGTACTGCCAACATCGGGAAGCGTATAAAGCAATGCAGTAAAACCCTGATGGAGCAAGACTTTTTGGTTCGATACGATTTTGATGACGGAACGTGTCTGAAAACCTAGAGTTAGTTGGGGCGCGATCGCGTGTGTAAACTAAAAGTTTACAGATTCACTTAGTAACGCGCATCATAAAATCACGCAAGGAAGGAGCTGAACTTGATGGATGGACTAACACAAACTGTCAAAGACATGGGTGTCGAGATAAGTTGTACGTGTGTTTCAGCACCGGTGCAATTCGAGGGAGAACTGGATGGATTGCACCTCTACTTCAGGGCAAGGGGGAATCACTGGGATTGCGCGATCGCGCCAACTCTCGATGATGCTGTTGCCGAAGAGAACCTGGTTTATTACAAAGAAAGCGATTACGGTCAAGATGATTTTGAAGCGTCTTGGATGCCGCATGAGGAAGCTTTGGCGTTTGTATTGAGTTGCATCCGGGAGTATAGGGAAAACTTGCCCAAATGATGAACGCGATCGCGCCTGTAAACTAAAAGTTTACCCTCTACCTGTACCCGCTTCATGTTCAGGCAGAGTTTCGTCATGCAGCCATTCACCCCACCGATTCAGTCCTGCCCACCAAAGGATTTCGCCAAAGGGGTGAGCAACCGTGTTGTGAACAAACCACCAAAAATTAGGATTTCTTTTCCGTTTTCCTACTCTCATGCGATCGCGCCCCAACTCTTCTTTTAAATTTAACCAAACTCTGCATCCGTCGCTTAAACCCAACCACTTCCATCTCCCCTTCAATTTGTACACGACGCGCCTTGACAAGTTCAAGCGCTGTCATCACTTCCACGTAGTTAGTGGGAACCTGGCTAGGTGTTCGCTGATTTTCTATCGCGTCAACGTATTGCCGCCAGTTAACTGTACGAGCTTCCCCTTCAACGAGTAGTCCTAGGGTTTCCTGAACCCAAGGTGCTTGCTCAAATTCATCGATTAAACCATCGGCTACTAATCGCCTTCGACTCCGCTGCAAAGATTTTTGTACACCCGGTTGTCCCGCGTAATCTTTAAATCCTGGTTCAGCTTGGTAGTTAGGTGCTGACTCGTCGTACAAATCAACGACTTGGTAATCTATTCGCGCTTCAGATGGGTTATCGACCAAAATAATTTTCATCCCAGCTTGTTTACGAAGCTTCTTGTTGAACTGCTCTAGGTTTTTCAGGATGGTTCTCGGCACCTGCCGCCCTTTGATTTTTTCAGGATTGCTCGGATCGCCCCACAACTGAGCTTTTTGTACAGTTAACTCTTGCTCTTTGGTAACTAATCGAACTCGACGCCGAAATAAATCTAGCGCTCCTGTATTTGCAGCATCTCTTAAAGTTTTCTGTTCAGCAGGAGTTAGGTTGTTGATAAATTCTTGTTCATCTGGAGTAGGAGCTTTCTGTCCCTTATATGCCGCTTCTAATCCAGATGAGTCAACAGTTGTAAGTGGGGCGAATTTATTCCAGATAGGAGTAAGGTCATCTCTACGTTTTTGAATCAACCTTCCCACTTCACGTTTTACATCATCTAAGCGATCGCGTATTTCTTGAGGAGTTAATTGCTGCCCGTTATAGTTGTACCTTGGCGCATCTCGTAACTCAGTATTAAGTTGAGATGCGGCATTTTGTAGGGCAGTGATTCGGTTGTCGTACTCACTGACTTGGCTTGCTGCATTAGCCCGCAGCTGCTGGATGGTAACCCAGGTTGGAGACATCCTCACTTCTTGGTACGCCACAGGGTCAAGTGTTCGTAACTGGTCTAAGTCGGCAGCAACAGCATTGGCTAGTTCCTGGATTTCGGTATACGCACTTTCCCTTGCTTCGGTAAGGGTTTGAATTAAGCTGTTAACGCTACTAAGACGCGATCGCGTAACACTATCTGGATGTGGTACGCCATTGGGTGTTGTTGGGTCAAGTACGGATTGAATGCGCTGCACATAGGCATATGGGAAGCCTGAGGCGAGTGTAGCGTTGGAGGTAATTCTCGCCGCAGTGCGGTTAATTTGGTTTCGACGTTCCTTGACTGCGTCATCAAGCAATCGTCCTCGAATTGTTTCATCGGCGGGTTGTGGCGTGGGAACCTGTAAACCTGGAGCAACTGGCGCACTGGGTAGGGCAGGAACATCTCCCAAGGCATCGGTGCTTTTAATCGCCCCTAGTACCTGAGCCATTCCTGTGACTGGGTCGGCTAACCGTCTCAAGTTCTGCATTTCAGTGTTGATGCCTTGAACGCTGAGATTGATTAGGTTTTGAATGTACTCATTTCCTTGTCTACGCTCTCCGTCGTGGAACGTTTCTCCTTCTGAACTTCCTGGCGTTTGTAGTGGTGTTATGGCACTACTATACGCGTCCAGTGTCGAGTCTAGAATCCCCTGACTTTTGTCTACCCTTTTCCTCAGTGCAGCAAGGTTTCTTTCCACACTCAGGGATGTGCCACGAATGCGATCGCGCATGGCTTGGCTGCTCACAAACCCCTGTTGCTGAGGAGGGGATAGTTCATCAAAGGTGCGAGGTAGTCTATTAATTCGCTCATTTGCCGCCACTAATCTGGCACGAGCCTGGGTTAATGAATCGACTAATTCTGGGCGCTGTAAATTGCTGGCATTTTGAATAACATCATCAATCGCTGCAATCTGCCCATCAATCGCTTTAATAGCTGCACTACGCTCAACATCTAATACTCGATTTCTTAACTCTTGGTGTTGAGCAATTAGTTCTTGAACTTCGGCGTAGTAACTTCCTAGCTGTTCTGGTCTTAATGCTTGAAGTCGTTGAATCTCGCTATCCAAGCTACTTCCTAGTTGGTTTTTGGCACTAGGGTCAAGGCTATTTAAAATAACAAGAGCGCGATCGCGTAGGGCATTGAGTTCACCTTTGCGTTTTTGCAGTTCTTGCTGTAGGGTATCGGGTATTCCTAAGGCATTGTCAATAATTGCCAAGCCTTGGTTAATGTTAGCTCTAGCATCTTTAATTTTACTTCTTGCTTCGGCTACCAATTCTCCGTTATCTCTAAATAACGGGTCAGCTAAGGGGTCATCAATATCCTGGAGTCGAGACTCTAAATCAGAAACAATCTGTTCGGCAGACGTTGCTAACTGGTCGAGCGACGCTGCATTAACTTCTGTTCCTGCGACAGTTGTAATAGTTTTCTTAATAGAATCTTGGGCTTGCTTGAAGAGTTTGTCTCGATATTTATGCATCTTCAGTCCGCCACCCATCAACCCCACCTTAGGCATACGTCCCTCATTAACTGCTTCGGTGAGGTCGGCTTCGTAATTTTCTGTCTGAGATGATAATGAGCCGTAGTTGTCCAGTGCGGTGTCTCGACGGGATTGTTGGTTAGCTTCAGCACTGGTAACTGGAATGACGGTGTTTTGGATAGTAGGTTGAACTCTACTCGGAAAACCTAGGCTGGATGTAGGTGTAATGATTGGAGCTTGAGGACTTCCAGGGGGAAGTTGTGGCGCAGGAGGGGAGCCGGGAATGCGTGGGGTGAGCGGTTGGCTGGGGGGAGGAGTTTCTAGGGGAGATGTCGCAGGTGGCAATGCCCCGCCGACGCCTTGTGCCTGTATGGCATTAATTGGCTGAGTGGCGGGGATGGGCATGATATACATTCGCCCTGAAAGTCTTTCTCTGATGCGATTTTTCGTTTCTTCGCTAAATGAGATGTTTCGATTCTTGGCTACCCGCTTAGATACCCTCTCAATCAAGCCTTCAACAGGGTCAATTCCAGGAGAGCCAAATTGCCCCCCTTCTCTAAACTCCCGCACAATCTCGGAGGCAAGCTTAGGGCCAATATCAAGTAAACCCGCGATCGCGTCGGCGGCGTCTTTGTCTCCTAGTTGTAGGAGTAGGTTGTTTAAATTCTGGGTATAGTTCCGCGACTGTAAGTTCCTGACAGTAATCGCCCCTACTCCTGGTACTGCTGCTAGTTCATCTAGTGAGGTGATGGGTGTCCCTAGTGCGCTCATTTGTCGCAGGGCATTGTAGATTGTTCTTGCTATAGCCTGCCTACGCTTAAGACTCATCCCCGCAGGTAGTAGTCGGGCAATCTCATCAATACTTGCTGTATTTAAGTTGGTTCCCCCAACCATGAGCTGACCCGGTGGGTTTTCTAATTGAGCAGGAGGGAGTGCCAGAACGTCTTGTACTTGCTGCTGAATTGTTTCTTGTAACTGGTCGGGCGTGGCGGCAGGCTGACCTTTTGCTCCTAAGATTATCCGCGCTAAATCTTTAAGGCTCAAATCTCGAAGATTTCCGATCTCTTTCAGCTTCGGATACTGATTTAGTAGGTTAGGGGGTAGGAAGAATTGGGGTACTAAAGCTTGTTCTGGGGGTGTTATGCGATCGCGTTCGTACTGTTTCCGCAACTTCTCCACCATCTGAGCCTCAGCAATTGTCAGTCCGTACAACCCTCGCAAAGCTTCTTTAGAAATAGTTCGTAAATCTAGACCCGCAGGTAATTTCGCTAATGTCCTTTGCTGTTCTGGTTCCGTAAGGATTTGAGCAGGTGTTACAGGTTGTGCTTTGACCTGCTGTATCTGCTGCTGGCGGTTTAAGTAGGACGCAGCTTGTTGAGCTAGTGGTCGAGCTATCCCCGTCGGTTGAATCGGTGCAACGGGTTGCGGACCTAACGGTTGAATGGGAGATACGCCAGTACCACGACTTGGTTGTGTTCCTCTTTGCTGCTGCTGATTTCGCATAATCATGTACAGCAATCCCAGAGACAATGCAGCACCGCCCGTTACCATCAAGGTACGTGCTAGTCGCCTTGCTTCTTCCTGCTTCTGCTGCTCTCGTTGCTGTTCAGCCAATCTTTGCTGTTGCTGAACCTCTTCGACAACCCGCGCTCCTGTCCGAACGGCTGAAGCGATTGTTAAGGTAAGCCCGATCGCGTTCTTAAGTGTGTTCCACCCACCACGTAATGGTTGCACCTCTCGGTTTTCCATCTGCCGACCTGGATCGGCAATCATGTCCCGGTCTTTTTTCTTGCGCTCTACTAGCCCCACCCAAAAACAGCGATCGTTCGGGTGACAAGGAATTATAAGTTGCGTCGGATCTGCTTTCTGTCGAAATGCAAATTGGTGTTGAGAGAGCAGAATGTCAGCTTCAATGATGATGCCATTGCGGGTTCGGCATAGCTTACAAACGCGCAAATCTTCCAGCGATTGCCATCGCACCCGTTTCACCCCCGCCTGGGTGTATACCTGAAGCCGCCCTAGGCTGTACCCTGCCGACACCTCGGTTGCCGCAATCGTCTTAGAGCGACTGACAAACGATTGCGTACCAGGTACTTGTAGCTTCGTTCGTACCAGCTTGTCTCCGATCGCGACATTTGGATCTTTAATCTCATCCAGGCTTTGGCGTCCTAGTGCAAGGTTGATTTGAGCTAGAAGTTTTACGCGATCGCGTTTAGGTATTCCACTTTCTCCATGCTGACTGACCGCTTCAAGGACAGCTTTTTGAATGCGATCGCGTGTCTTCTGGTTTACGTCGTCAGCAAGGAATATGGTGCGTTGTTCAACTGCCGAGCGTAAATCTGTGTCTCGTAATGGGTAGCCGTAGTTAGGGGGGTAAGCGGTATAAAACGGTTGTTGGGGGTAGTCAGGCAGCGGGACATCAGCAAATGTAGTCAGGGCTGAATGCTGATTAAAGTCCGAAGGGTCTTCATCTTCATCTGCTGCTTGCTGATTAGCAATATTTAGTCCTTTAACTGCATGGAAGCAACCCAAGTCCCAAGTATCAGTCCACAGTCCAAATAGTAGCTGTTGATAATTAGGGCTAAGTGTCCACGGGGTTTTCTCGACGTATTCCTTATCCCCTTTTTCTAGTGCTGGCTCGATGCTTTTCCACCACGAGTCGGTACTACTAAACCCTACGGTAACGAGTAGGTTGGAGTAGCGCTCTTCTTTGCTGTCCAAAGCTTTCTCAATTTCCTTCCTCGGCAGAATCGGCTCATCATCTGCGTAGGGAATTGGTTCTTCGTCCTGGAACTGTGCAATTATTGGGGAGAATACCGAATCAACTACGCCCATGCAGCGTTACTTTTCTTCCTACAACTCTTTGAGTCCTTTTCATCCTACTTACAGCTTAAGGGGTAGGGGTTGCTATGCTTATTTCTCGACTAGACGTTCACGCTACGCAAATTTCTTTAACCCGTGGGGTGCTTTATCAAAAGTTGCGAGCATTGGACCTGCGCTAGGAGGTGCCTATCGAACGCAGCGAAAAATGAAAGGATTAGGCTCTAGTCCTCTTAATAGAGTTCGGGGAGGTATTCAGCATGGCTTTGGGAAATACCTAGACGGCATCCACGACTCCTCTCTGGATGGTGCCGCAGCTCGCGCTCTTTATAAGGGAGGGCGAAGTGCTACGCGAGCAGTCAAGAATGCTGCCCCTGGCACCAGCAGAAGGTCAAAAGCTATGAATGCAGCTAAAGCGTTTGGCAGAAAAGCGACTGGAAGTTTAAGAAAGAGTGGGTCAGGCTTTGCTCTGAATACGGTAAGAAGCCCTCTAACGGGTGGGCTTGGTGGTGTTTCAGATGCCAGCAAGATTTATAAGACATTGCGTCCAAAAGGTTACAAACTTCCAGGTACTCGTAAAGTGGGTTCCCTTGGTTCAAAGCTTGCGTCGGGTCTTAGGAGAGGCGGTTCGTTATTAGGAGTTGGATAATGCCAGAGAATAAAGATAAAGACTGGAGAGAGGCGTTTAAGGATTTCAACTTGGCTCGTGACTGGCCGTTCTTGGTGATTGTTGCCGCTCTTATCCCTATTTTTCTGATTCTATTTATTTTGCCTTAGTTAGTAGGGTGAAATGATATCAATTTCCCAGAGGGGGCTGTACAAGATTTCCCCCTTAAAAAAAGCTGTAAACTTTTTCCATTATCAATAAACTTATCTTTGAAAAACTGGATTCCAAATCCTTTGTTTGATACCCTGCTTAATCTAGGGCCATCAGGTAACCCAGAGACTGTAAAGCAAGTCTCATTGAGTTCCGTATTGTAGGTTCGATAAATTTGACTATCCCTTTCATCTAAGGGAAGTCGCCACAGGTAAAATAAAGAAGCGGTACGCTGGTAGCCTGTGGTTTCGTTTGTTGATGTTAGATTTCTGGGCTTGAGGCGATCGCGGAAGGTGACTGAAGTATACATGACCCATTTCTTGTTGCCAGACTTAAGCTCTAGCCTACCCCACAAATGGGATGAGAAAGCGCTGTTGTGTGTTCGGGATGATGTTCTGGTACGCGACAGAGTAGACGAATTAATCCAGTTTGCTATTGACCAGCAGCCCCGCTTTGTTCCTACTTCGATAACAACCAACAGTGAGAGATATCCTGACCATCGCAATTCCTTGGTTCTCTATGACGTGCCGACGTGGATGCAGGATTTGGTGACTAGCTTGGCTCCAGAAGCTCTGAATGAGTTAGGTCATCCCACTTTTTTCATCTCTCGGTTGGAAGCGCAGCTTACCGCCCACAACGATAACAACTATTACAAAATTCATAGTGATAACGGCTGCTCTAGGACAAACAATAGGAAGCTGACATTTGTCTACTACTTCTACAGGGAGCCGAAAGTATTCACAGGTGGCGACTTGGTGGTCTATGACACCCGGATAGAGGAAGGGCGACTTGTAAATGTGGGATTATCACAGGTTTACGAACCAAAAAACAACAGCATCGTCTTTTTCCTTAGTTCTTACCTTCATGAGGTGAAGCCTGTGAAATGTCCGACACTGTTGTTTGAGAATAGCCGATTTACGGTCAATGGCTGGATTAGCTAGCTGGGGGTGAATCAACAATGTAAGTGATTTTGAACGTCGTTCCCGTAGCATCAAACGCCATAGTCTTCAGCGTTTTTCCAGAGCCTGCACTCCAGCTGTTACTTTCTCCTGGAGCTAGGGCAACTCCCCCTAAGGTGCCGGGGGCCTCCCCGATATTGCTTACGGTAAAACTAGATGCGCCAGTGGGTGTTGTGCCTTTTCCTGTCGAGGTAAGAGTTTTTGGCTCTTGTGTCCCACCTGCTGGTGCTTGTGCCTGCCCTGTCTCTGTCGAAACCATCGCTGCACCATAGTGAGCGAGTTTGATGTGATAGGCATGAATAGTAATGGCAGTGTAGGGTTCAGGGTATTTCGCCTTGTTTCCTTGCGCTACCGCTTCTATTAGTAGTGCGTCAATCTCTGTGGTGTCCAGGTAAAGAACACTTTCTCCTCCTTTGGGAAGGGTATAGGGATTGGGTCCGAGCCACTTCCGCAGAAGTGTACTGGGTGTGGTGAAGTCAGACTCCTTAACCAGGGCGTCCCACCACTGATTATTGTTTTCGTACCCACTTCCATGTCCGTACTTAAGTTTGAGTGAAGCTAGGGGGGTTTCTCCCTCGTTGATAATTTCCAACGCGATCGCGCGAGTCTCTTCTCCGACTCCAATCACGATGCTTTGGGTGCCAGGGGCAACATCAACGCGGATTTTTTCTCTAGTGAAGTTCAGCATAATCTACCTAGTTAGTACGTCTTGAAACTCGTCTGACTAATCTACCTGCCCGTCTTGCAGCCTTAGCATTGGGAACAAACTGCCTCCCCTTTCTCATCCCCAGTCGTTTAAGCCGATTGGTTGCCGCTTTCTGGGCTGGAGTGAGACGTGACCACGCCTTGTGAGGAAGATATCGTTCTCCAGTCTGTAGTGATGGCTTGCCTGAGTTGGTTCGCCATCGCTCTTTCGTCCAGCGCTTGAGGGATTGCTGGCGCGAACGTAAGCCACCTTTCCTATATCTTCCCCCACTTTCTTTGTACCGAATAGCCAACAGCTGTGCTTTCCTTGCCGACCACTGCCCAGGTCGCCCACCCTGATCACCAGAGATGATGCGCTGCTTGAGGCGTTCCCGAAGGGCGTGGTTGGTGTAGGGGGATCTAGGCATGGCTATCGAACGGAGAAAGACGCGATCGCGGCATTCAGTCGATTCATGTTAGCGCGACTCGATCTGCTTCGCCTCTGGCTAGTTGTTGGCTTGTTCTGAGGCCAGAGCTTTCGACGCGACCAATAGTTACGAGAGAATGGATCGTCTTTAGTGAGCTGTCCCGATCCATTCCTAATTCCTGCCGATCGCGTAAGGTAATTTTTCTTAGCCTTGGGCTTGTGGTTATTTTTGTACGAGCGGTGACCAAAGCCTAACAGCTTGAACTGATTCCCTTTCCTTGCCAGCACCTCCTTTTTGTAGCGTGGGTGCTTGGCAGTTTTAGGTTTATTGAAGCCAGGAAATACCCGTCCTTGGTAGCGGATTTTCCCTCCTGATAGTCGTTGTACACGAGACACGTCTGGCATAACTAACCGCCAAAGTTGTACGAATCTTTGTCTTTCTCCAGGAACTCAATACTGAATCCCTCGGTGTAATACTGCCTATTGCGTGGAGCTACTTCACTTCCATCACACCGCACGTACCCTTGACTCAAGCTCCCCGAACCTGAACCCGACACGTTCATGATTCCGGTTCGGATACGGTATCCGCGATCGTCATCTTCTTCGGTAAGGCGTTTGTGGAAGTCATAACAGGTAACCAATACGTGACGCCCTAGATCTGAAGGTCGAGCCAGTCGTCTCATCATAATTTCTAGGCGTTCCCTAGGGTCTTTCACCGTCGCCTTAAATCCCAGTCTCTGGAACCCTGTTTCTACCCGCACTCCATCCCAGTAGTCGGAGTATACATTCTTCTCCCCCTCCGTGGAGTATCCGTAGTCAGAGCGGTCTACTCTTAGGTGAATTTGGCTGTCATTCACAATTAAATCACCCAAACCCTTCTGCTCCCGCCAGTACTTGCCAAAACTAGGGGGGCAGAGGAATACAAGTTTGGGGGTGAAGAAGTTGGACATCTGTAAACTAAAAGTTTACGTTTTGGGGTGAGTGGTTACGCGATCGCGTCTCTTCCTTTTGTTGCCTAGCCTGACTTTTCTTGGCGAATCTCCTTGGTATATGGTTCCATCAGTAGTGTTAATAGAGGCTGACGATATGTAGGTAGTGCCTGATGGCTGCCTTTGGTCAATCGTTTTATCTGTGGTTGGTTTTCCCCATAGTTCATGCAAGATTTCGTAAAAACTTTTGCTCATGCGATCGCGTCTCCTATGGATAATTTTGCTTTGCTGCTTCATCGCCTGTAGGTGGTTGTTGCTCTCCCCCCGACGCTCCTTGCTGCATAGCCCGCTGTTGCATGGCTTGTGCCTCTACTGATTTTTGTAGAGCTGCAAGTTGCTCTTCTTCTGTTTGTGGGGGTAATCCCAACAATTCTCGCACCTTATTCTTAACTGTAGTATCAAGCGTTAGCGTTCCTGCTGTCACACAACCGTTAATAGTATTGACTTGGGACAACGCCTGATTCGGGTCTGACGACTTATCCACATCAAACCTACCCCACCCCTGCTTGGGCTTGAGGGCAAAGTTCCGAATCAACATCGGCTTGATAACTTTTTCAAGCACCTGGTCACGGACCTGTTTAACCAAGGCACTGATTTGACTATCTAAGGTAATAGCTTGCTGGGCGGCGACGCCGGTATAACCGAAACCTCCACTGCCCTCATTTGCAACTAAATACGGTACGTTTTGTGTCATGAATAGTCGCCTGTCAATCCCCTCCAACATATTCTGCATAAATCCTGCATCAACGGGCATGGGTTGCCAGTTGATTTCATAGGATTTATCTAGTATTAGGAAGTTATTTTTATCAAAGTCTTTTAACTGATTAAATGCGTTTTCAATAGAGGATGCGATAACATCGCGACCGTTTTCTTGTAAGGGCTTGCCGTTTTTATCAGTCAATACAACGGTATCGGCAGTGTTGGCGCGGACAATCCACAACCCATTAGCTTGGTTGTTTGCCGCTACAGCCGCTGCGCTTAACGTGGTGCGCTTGGCTTTGAATAACCCAATCGTGCGGGCAAGGCTACCGTATCCGTAGGGGTCATTCTCGTACATCCGATTACAGATGTGGATGCACTTTTCGTAGGGGATATCGACGGGTTTATTGCCACTTTTATCGACTACCCAGAATAATCCGTGCTTATTTCCCTTGAATCGCGTAGTTAGGGGGTTATGAGACTGGAAGCACTTGAGTCGTTGCTGGCGATAAAATCCTGGAGAGTTGTACTTCCACCCAATCTCACCGGTGAAGAAGCCAAAAAAGTAGGCGAGGGCGACGGCAATGCCAACAAACTCCTCGATTGTGCCGTCCATGTCGGCAAAGTTGGTTTTGACGAACTCTGCCACCTTGTCGTCGTTATGGGTGTATTTGCCAAATGCTTCTGTAGCGCGAAGCTTAATGAGCTGAAAGCAAAAGCCAATTACTTCATCAAGCAGCAGAACTTCGGCGTAGTCTTCAAGCGAGTATTTCTTGAGTTGCTTTTTGTTTAGCCTGTCTTTTGGGGGACTCCACGACAACTCTTGTACGACTTCTTGGGACAATCGCGCAATGGGGTTGCTGTACAAACCTGCCGACGCTAGGGCAGGATGCTTGATAATATTCCCCGTTTTATTGGCTCGGTGAGGAAGGTAGACCAAGGTAGAGTGTTGAAATAGTGACGCATTGGTGCGTATGCCTGTATTAAATCGCAAAAAACGAAAGCAACGCAACGCTAGGCTTCGGAATTTAGCTTTGACGGGGGCAGGGGTTGGTGTCTTGGGAACAGGCTTACTGTTAGCCAGAAGAAAGCCGCCTCAATCCAACCCCTCCCCATTCAAGCCAGTCATAGAAAAACCCAGCACAAAAGCCTTTCCATTAAATCAACGGCGTCGTCCCAATCGCCCACGCATTAAACCAAGGCGATTAACTCCTGGGTTGATAGCTCCAGCAGGAAAACCCGTGCGCGGTGGGGTTTTGGTTCATATACCAGGTAAGGGGCGACATCATCCCGACTACTACACCTTACCCGTGGGGCGTTCTCCCGATGCCAATATCGAGCGATCGGTGCGACTGGGAAAGCCTGGAGGACGCAAACGCAGCAAGAAAAACTGGAATGAGTGGGATGCTTATCGAGACACGCATCGAGGTGCGTATAACTTGCGTTCTTCAAAATTAGATCCAGGTCGCTTTCGGTCAAGTTCAGCTAAACTATCAACATTTTCGCTATCAAAATTTTCTCCTTTTTATTGGTAATTAACAAGAAACTTTAAACGCTTCTATTGGTTGTCCTGTGGCGTCTGCTATTGCCTCTAGCTTGTCGGCATCAACTCGGCATTTTCCTGCTAAATACCTACTTAACTGGCGAGGCGTAACAAAAATCGCTGCTGCTAGTTGCGATCGCGACAAGCCTCTTAGTTCGCAGGCAGCTGCAATCAATCGTCCTCTTCGCTCGTCAGTTGTTAGTGTTTTAAAGTCTTCTTTCGGACAGGTTAAGACCATGTTTAGACCTCCATCAACCAAAAACATTATATCTATCGTTTAGTTCAGATAGTGTAAGGCTATGTGTTTTTAACCTTATTCAGCTATGTCGGGAATTGCAGCCCGTCAACGTTCTCGTTTAGCAACTAAAACCTCGGCTTCGCTCGGTTTAAAAGTTAAGCGGGAAGACGTTCGCTATTTTAATAACGACGTACCTTTAATTCCTGGCGACATAGCTGAGGAAGATGATTCTGTTGTTGTCAAAAAAGCTTTGATTTTAGTGGAGGGAAACCATGTAGATTCTCAAGGTAGACCGCATCGATTCCCTGCCGATCGCGTAATCCAAATCGCAGAAAATACCAATCGATGGTTCAGTCAGGGTAACCGTATCCCGTGGCTCACTGACCACAAGAAAACGCAGTGGGACACTATCGGCGATTTGGATGGCTCGGTAGAAGTTCGCCGTGTTACGAAAGCAGACATCACAGACCCCCGCTGCTTTCACCTCGTAGGAAAGCTGGGGATTTTTGCTGATAAGTTGGTGGGACGGGGTAAACAAGTTGTCGAGAAAGTTAAAGACGGGATTATCTCTACCCTTTCTCCGGGACTAGATATTGCCGTTGACATCATCAAGGAAGTTTCCGCCACGCCCACGCCTGCGATCGCGGGACTGAGAATCTTTTCCCGCCGCAAAAAAGACGCGAAGTTTGCGCTGACGTGGGAGCAGGCTGAGGAAGAAAGCTTGGATTCTGATGAACTGTACGAACAGTTTATGCAATATGCCGAAACCTATTGGGATATCGCGATCGGTATTTCTCAGGCTCCAGACGAAGAGTTAGAAGGGCAAGACCCGCAGCAATTGCAGATGGATGCCCTGCAAAAGTTTATGGATCGCGTAGCTGGCTTGGTGGGTCTTGATGAGCCGATGGTGGGCGAAGAAGAAGCTGTACCTGGTCGTGGCGCACCACCCAAGCAAACTCGCGCACAGTTAATTACACAAGAGAGGCAAGCAAATATGGCAATGAACATGGCTCAGGCTGCGTTTGAGTTGTATGGAGGCGATCGCGCAGAATTTGCTCGACGTAAGCGCAAGCGCGGCAAAGGGTCTAGGGTCTTAGGTCGCACTACAGCAGGCCGTGTTGTTAGAGCTGGTGCTTTGGCGGGTGCGATTGGTGCAGGTCTGGCTGGACGCAGATACCTCAGAAAAGGTGCGGGACTTGGTCTATTAAAAAAAGACGCAGCAGGGGTAGGTAGATCTCTTAATAGCGGAGCAGTAGGAGCAAGGTACGGTCTTGCTCGTGGACTAGATAGAGGTTCAGACATACTGCGAGGAAGAAGTCGCGGTGGTCCACCAGCTGGAAGAATGTACGGGCCAGACCTCCCGCAGTCGGTGCCTATGGGACCTGGACTACCTCCACGTAGACGTGGTCGCATCAGGAAGAACACCCGCTAAGTATTTTTGTTTTAGCTAATAAGGTATATGACCAGGAAGCGATATAAAACAAAGAAAAACAACCTCGCAACTTTTTCCCGCGCCAACTTCGATGCTGCCGTTGCCGAACCCGATACAGAAGAGGACGGTGAAGAAGAGGTAGAGGAATTTACCGAAGAAAATGAGGAAGAAGGCGATGCAATTATCGAAGAGCTGGCGCTTGCGGGTGATGTCGAAGCGTTAGAGGATATCCTTGCTTTAACAGGCGAAGGATTACTCGATCAAGTAGAAGAAGGTCTGCTTTCTGAAGAGGAAGCTGAAGCTTTGTACGAAGAAGAAGTTGCCTACCTCGAAGAACTACTTGATTTAGTTGCCGATTCCGATGAGATTCCAGAAGATGAGCTTCTGGATGATGAGGAAGAATACGACGAAGATGATGACGACGAGGAACAGGCACTCCTTGAAGAAGAAGGTGAAGAACTTCTTGAAGAGTTAGAGCCTGAGGAAATTGCTGAAGCGTTTAACTATGCTTTGGAAGACTTAGAGGCTGATGCCGATGCGATAGACGAAGCTTTAGCTTCTGGTCAAATTGATGAAGATGAGGCTGATGAGTGGTATGAGCTTGTCGCTATCGCCTACAACGACCTTGAAGCCGAATACGAAGCCTTGCTAGAAGGTTTTGACGGGCTAGAAGACGGCGAGTACTACGAAGAAGACCCTCTAGTCGAACACGTTGAAGCCTTAGCTCAAGAAGTTGAATATCAACGTCGGCAAAATGCTCGATTACAAGCAGAATTCTCAAGTGGGCAGGTAGCTCAAGACATCAGCGATCGCCTCGACTACCTAGAGCGTGTTGGGGATGAACTGGTACAGCAAGGCGTTATGCCTCCTGCTGTTTTTGATCGCGAATTTGGTGACTGGGCAAACGAACGCGATCGCATAGCGGGTTTTTCCTATACCTGTCAAGCTAACGGCACAGACCCAGAAACAGAACTCGCTCACAAAGAGCGGGTGATTGAGATGTTTGCTGACTTTGCCGAAGCTGGTGCGCCACTCTATGCGCCTGGGCTAATGAGTTACGAGGAAGAGTTTTCCGACGACGAACTTGCTGAAATCGAAAGCATTGCCGTCCAGGCTCGTCGCAACGTCCGTCACCTCATGGGGATTGGTTGATTATGAGTTTTTCTCGATATAACGCTTACCAAGCAGGACCACCGCTCGCGGCACGAGGGCAAGGGATTCGTACTCCCAATGCCCAAACTATCATGCGCGATCGCTTGTCTCCCAATCGTGAAGGTAAGTGGGAAATTCCTTCTCACTTGTTTATTGCTGTTCTCCGTGATGGCGTTCCGGGATTTCTTCCTGAATCTACGGTTGAAAAAGAATTTACTGACACGAAAGGGTTTTTAACCTTAGAGCAGTTATTTACCAAAGGGGATGAGCTTTACCTAGTTGAGCCACACGTTCGAGTTGAGTTCGCAGGGGCTACTCAAGGTGCCACGGTCATGTTCCAGTTAGCTGGATACAGTGCTACCTATACCTGGCAAGCTCTATTTGGCACATCCCCCCAGCGCTTTGCAATGGATGTCAAGGCGTTCATCGACAAAGACCCCTACCTAAGTAAACGGCTATCTGTCGTCCTCAGAGAAGCTGGCTTGTATTTGTTCAGTAAAGACGGAGTATCCGAGCATAACCTGACCATCACCGTTAGCGGTGGTACGGCAACCAAAACGCCTACAGCAGGTATGGCTCCCTTAACAAAATTTGGCAAGATTACGGCAATTGATCGTAGCGGTGAAGTCACACTCGCCGAACCTGTTCCTTTCCCAATTCCCGTCGGTGCCAACGTGGGCTGCCCCGTACAGCAAGTGATTGGCTATCATCCACACCCCACTAACTGGATGAACACCCAGCACATGGCACTCACCGCAATCGAGCAAGGCACAATTCGCATTAACGATATGCCGTATTGGCGCGACGGCATCATGTACCAGTGGCTTCCAAACCTGCGTCCCGATATCTCCTACGTTCCCGCATTTAACTAACATGGGTTTAATCGCTTCCTGGCTGGAAGAAGCCAAACCGAATATGATGGCGCAGACCACCGTTGACGAAACGTCAAAGATGGTCACAACTCGCGAGGACTTGCTGAGTCCGTATGTACCCGTTCGCTATCTAACAGATTTCAAAGAACTGGCGTACATGATTAAGCAGTCTTCACCGATCGCGGCACTGGTTGGTCGTGGGCAAGAAATGCCGACCATTAGCCAAGGCGAACTCAAAAAACTGGCTTATTCGTTATTCAAGATCGGTCTTGCTATTACTTACGACGAGCAAGCCCAGATTGACATGAAGGATGCGCTGGAACTAGCTAGTCTTCGCCGCATTGAGGTGTACAATGAGCCACTGGCAAACGGCGATGTTGTTCAAGGCTCTGCCCAAGGACTTGCCAAAATCCTGTTTGGTAATTACGAAGTAATCACCAAGGGGTTATTTGACCTCACCAAGTTCCTAACCTACCTTGTTCTTCAATACGGCTACATCTCCGGCTATACCTCCCCCCTAACAGGTGTTAGCCAATCCATCGACTACCGTGACCCTGAAGCTGACTGGGGTCACGCCCCCCAAGGACGCCTAGCACACTTCCCTCCATCTCTTGCTGGAACTGCCAAGGCGTGGAACCAGCCCGAAACCTCCACTCCGTTAGAAGACCTGCAAGAGTGGATGGACATCTACTCCGATTCCAACGACGGCAAAGGACCAGATGCCATCATGTGGTCTAAGTTCTTGACTCGCGACGTTCTTAGATCTCGCTCCGTGCTACGGAAATTCTCCACCATCAATATGCAAGGCGTAATTATTGGTGGCGTAGATATGGCAGACAAGAATATGCTACGTCGCAAGATGGAAGACCTAGAGCTTCCAAAGCTGGTCGAAAACGACGAGATGTTCACAGACAGCTACTTCGTGATTGAGAACGGAGTGCAGAAGCGTAAAGAGCGCAAAATTCGTTTCCATCACTCACGTCGGGTAACTTTCCTCCAGGAAAAGATGGGCGAACAGCTCATCGGTCCCACGGTTGAAGGCGACTTTACTCCTGGATTTGATGTCATTACTTACGAGAAAAGGAAGCGTCCTGTTGAAGATCAAACGGAAGGCGCTGGAAATGTCGCTCCCGTATTTATGAGTCCCTCCAAAATCTGGAGTCGAGAAGTTAAGGATGCAGCTTAGTGACTACCAACGTCTTGAGCGGTTAGCCCTTTTTGCCCGTCGTCGTCCATTTCGACGCCGTAAAAATCGAGCAAGGCGTGCCGCTATTTACGGGGGAGTAGGTTTAGGTCTTTTAGGTGCTGGAGTGGGTGCAACGTATCTACTACGCAAAAAAAGTAGAAGTAAGAGTCGCGATTCATCTATAGGTCCAGACATAAAAGCTGTAGAAAACCACAAAAAGAAAGTTAAAGCAGAGTTAGACGCTGCTTTGGAAAAACAAAGGCGATATCACCAAAAGACCATGAAGAGAATAAATAAGCTAAGTAATCCACCTAAAAACAGCCGCAAATCACAAGAAGATTTTGAGAGGAAATTGAACGATCCGAATTATGTCTGGAGGTTCTAAAAAATGCCGGAAGAATTAAATTTAAACAACACAAATCAACAAGTAGTCGTCCACACCAGCTTCTACCAAAAGACCGTAGGGCAAGGGTATGACTTCACTCCTTCTGACCCCTCCCCCACTCCTTATGTTTGGCGGCTAGGGCAAATTGCAGAGGCTTTTAGAAAGCCCGATTTTTTAAAAGCTCCACCATCACCCCAGCAATTTAAAACTTGGGAACCTCCTGCTTACGGTGGGGGTAGTGAGTTGGTAGCCGACCAAACGCAAACGCCAACATCAGGAACTCTACAAGCTCCAACCAAGAAATAGGTGAGAGGTTGTAGGTTATAGGTTGTAGGCTCTGCCTTTCACCTAACCCCTAACCCCTACCACCTACCACCTAACCCCTACCACCTACTCCCTCATGAACCCACTTCGTCGCAAAATTCGCCAAATCCGCAACCGACGACGGCTGCGTAAAGGTGCGCGACGAGCTAAAGGTGCGCTGGGATATGTGGCTGGACAAATTAGAGACGGAGCAATTGAATCGGCTGGTTTAGGTGTTTTGGGCTTGGGCATAAGTAAAGCGCGAGGACTTGTAACTCCAAGAGCATTTAGTCGCCGCAATCGATTAGCGACGTTCAAGAAACACTTATCCAAACAGCACCGAATCAAGATTAGTAAGTCACTACGAGGTCGTACCAACTTAGACCAAAATCTCAAGCGAGGAGAAACAGTTTCTAAGATTTTTAGAAGTTACGCCGGAGGAGTTCGCAGTCTAGCCGCTGCCAAAAAATACGCTCAAGAAGCTGGTCGAGGTGATACCATATTGCGGCGATTAGATCGATTGAGCGCGATCGCGGGACGACGGAGAAAAATATTCTAACGCTTGCATGAAGGAGCTAAAGCATGGGGATGGGTTTAATTTCTAGTTTATTTTTTGATGATTTAACAGAAGCCATAGATTTAATTGAATCATCTTCAGATTTATGCAATCAAATAGAAGATTTAAGATTTTTTAATGCTGATGAATATTTAGACTTAATAAATCACAAGGTTCTCTCTAGTACGGGAGATGTTTTGCCTATTTTTTGTCTTGGAGAGATTTCTCCTCTTCAAGTAATAGACGATATAGACTAAGATGACTTACCAACTTCAGTACACAACCCTTGACGCGATCGCGAACATGATTCCTCATTTATTTCTTGAGGGAAGTTCTCAAGCGACAGATGAAGCTTTCGATAGCTATGGCAAAAAAGTTGTGAGTCTAAGTTTGGTACTGGATGTAGCTTGGCAAGAAGAAGCAGAAATTACCCGCATCTTCTCCCACCTTTATGAAATGCCCCTAAAGTTAACCGTTGATTCAACTAAAGCAACTGTTGCCAAAATTGCTAACCATAAAATTGCCGCTGAACTAAAGCGTCGTTTACTAGAACAAGACCCAGCCCCAAATTTAGGCTCAACACCTGGAACAGGGAGTGGAAGTAACGACGCGATCGCAAACAACCTTCTCCTCACCTACACCGTAGGTCATAACATCATTATTCCCGGACTGGGTTCCCCTCCCCAAGGACTCGAACCTATGCAGCCTCTCTTCTTAGAGGGTGAAGTCCCCCGAACCCGTCCCTTTGATACTGTCAACAACAGGCGGATTGTATTTGGAAATTACTCTTCCAATTCCAGTTCACCCTTGACAGAACGTAGTGCAGCAGGGCAGGAACCTTCCTTACGTTCCCAAGAACCATTCGACATCTACAACTAACCATGCAACCTAACAACGAAAAAATCACATCCATTATTGATGCGGCTAGCGAGAACTTGATACGACAAGTTCTTCCGGAACTTATTGAGGCTGGTGCTACTCCCGATCAACTCGCCTCAGCAGCTCACGCGATCGGGTTGTTTAAGCAATCAATTACGGGTGAACCTGTTTTGCGTTCTTCGATGAATGAGCCGGACTATTTAGTTTCTCTGTGTGAACAATACGAAGAACATCTTCAGGTTTTAGAACAGGAACGCGAACAACTCCTTGAAGCAAATCAAGAACTGCAAGACCAGCTTCAAAAAGCCGTGGCTCCTCGTAATGGACACACCCCCGCTCTAGATGAGGAAGAAGTATCCCCAAGAGATGCCGCGCGATCGCGCATTCTGAAAGGTCGCCGTCGTTTGGGTGAAAAGACCGGATTTGGGAGGCGCTAATGAGGCTTACCCGATTCCAGTCCAGTGCTTTAGCCATTCGTCCTAATACGGGATGGACTCGTCCAGGTATAGGGGGACGGGTGAAAGGTGTGTTTGCGGGAGTTAAGAGACGTGCCAAAAACTTTCTTGCTCGTCCTGGTATCAAAAGCGCAGTGAGTCGCGTAGGGCGTGGATTGGGTACTGGCGTAGGTTGGGCAAAGCAAAAGACTGGATTTCGTTCTGCCAGTTCCTCAGTTCGGCTTGCCGAGTTTCGCCGTCGCCGTCGTGCAGGTTCTCGCCGCCGTAAGCCTACATTTGGTGGACACACAAGCAAAGGAGCAGCATATGGCGCATTGTCCGGTGGTGCGCTGGGGGCTTCTTTAGGCGGTGCTGGAAGTTATGCCGCAGCTAGAAAAGCTGGACTCGGTCGATTAGGTGCCCTTGGTGTTGGTGCGATTGGAGGTACTTTAGGCGGCATCCAAGGTGGATTAAGTGGGGCTGTAACAGGTGGAACTGTTGGAGCTACTGCCTATGGTGTTAAGCGGATTCGGGAAGACAGGAGGCGCAGGTAATGCCACTGAATATCTCAATGGAAGTTACGGGAGTTGATTTTGATGACTTGCGCGATCGCGTAGATGGTATCAGTGACGCCCTTGACGACCTTTCTCCCATCTCCCGCGAACTGGCTGAAGTAGTTCGGGATAAGCACCTTAACCCCTTGTTCCTTTCCGAACCCAGTACGTTAACGGGTGGGGTTGTCTATGGCGGTGCCTACCATGCTCCATTGTCTCGCTACACCCTGCTGCTCCACCCCGAACGCGCTAGAGGTCAAGTTCATATTGCAACAGGCTCTCTTTTTCAGGGGGCAGTAACGGAAGGGGGAAGCGGGAACACCTACGACGTTCAAGGGAATGAATTCACTTACGAACTCAAAGATTCTCGCGCCCCCAAGCTAGAAGGTTTTGGTCGTCCGATTTTGTACTGGCATGAGGAGTTGCAGGAGGAGATGGCAAAAGCCGTGTTGGCGTATTTAGTTAAGAAGTGGAAGGGAGGAAAGTAATGAACCCACGACTCCAGCAACTAGCTACGTTTAAAAAAAAGAAAAAGCGCTTATTCAAGGGACGATTAGGGCACAGGCTATTGGGTGACAAAACTGGTATCGCTGGCATTGCAACCAAAAGAAATGCACAGAGGGCACTCATAGGTGGACTTGCTGGTATAGGTGCATATAAAGCAGTTGTTGCACCAACACTTAATTATGCTTATCAAAAAGCCGTATACCCTTACACCCCAGGATTTCGATTTTCTCGTCTTCAAAAGTTAGCTACATTCTCTAAGAGAGGGAAAAAGCGCTTAATCAGGAAACGATTAGGACACAGATTGCTAGGCGATAGACCAAGTATTCGTATAGGAAAAGGCAAAGGAAGAGATTACGGCAAAGTATTAGGTAGAACAGCAGTAGGTGGGCTAGCTGGAGTGGGTGTTTATCACTTGGGAGATGAACTTCGCCGTCGTTCAGGGGGGTCGCGAGGATGACCTATTCCCCAGCCACTGACCCGATCCTAGTTGATGACTTTTGCCGAAGCCTGATGAAGTTCATCGCCAATCGCTTGAATGCTAACTTCGCGATCGCGCACGAACTCAAACGCAATGGAGTCAGCGCTGGAGACACTGCGGCAACGCCGATTGTGGCGGTGATTGAATCGGGACAATACAAGGAATACATCGTTAAATCTAAACGTGACTACGATGCTTATGACGGTTCAATCCTGGAGTTTCCTCGACTTCAAGTGTATAGAACAGACGATAGCGCTACCTTGTTCGATCCTATCGTGCGATCGCGTATTCGATGTTCCTACCTAAAGGAACTTTCTGACATTCATCGATTACCGGGATTGTGGAAATGGTTGACATGGAACATGAAAAAAATACTAGAGGAGTACTATCTCAGTCATCAGGGTTGTCCCAGCAATATTGAGCAAGGTACGAGTATTAGTGTCAATCATGCTGCTCGTATCGCGGTTGTAGGAGGAAAGCAAGAGCTAGTGTACCGTTCTGATTTTGATTTTTATGCCAAGTGTTATGACAACGAGGATTAATTGATGAGTATTTATCGTAAACGAGAAGACTTTAAGAACGGGGCAGAGGCTGATGTTGAGTTGCTCGTTCCCGCAGGCGACTTGCCGATGGGAATTTACAAACTCAAAGATGTTCCCGACTGCGCGATCATCGCCGGATACGTAAGGGAAGCGGAGACAGAAGAGGATATCAAAACTTCTCCTGTCAATACCAACACTCCCCCTGTCCTATTCTCCGAACCCACCGCGCCCCCTCCAGAGGTGCTTCCCAAAGGCGAACTACCCCCCACTGAAAAAGGTGAGAAAAAATGACTTTAAAGAATTTTCAAGAAACAATCGTATCCGGCTCAGGGGTATTGATTCCCAACGAAACCGGAATCCCATTTAACCTGCCTCCGTTTCAGATGACCTTCGATCTAGGGATCGAAGAGGCGGTGCAAGAGGTGATTGGTCCTACGGGATTACGGGGGACGGCTGGGAGTTATCAGACGGCTAACCGAGGAGTGCTTAATCTCACATTCACTCACAAAGCACCTGAGGTTATGGAGCTGATGACCGGGCGTAGGTGGAAGCTTTCAGCCGGGGACGTTGATATCTCCAAGCAAATCACCGTTCCTTTCTCCGGTCTTATTCCGGCTGTTGGCGTAGGGTTTGAAGGGAATGGAATGGCGGCAGATAGTCCACTGAGTAAAGCTTCTCGAATTGGCGACTTTCGTCTTACCCTCCCCCTTAAGCGCGTTCCGTGGAATCCTGAACCCACGTCTACGATGGCAGATGACACTTGGATGCAAGGTCCAGACTTTGCTATGCGTTTTGCTCCGAACATTGCCGCCAAGAGGGAAATTATTACGGTTATTAGTAGTGTTCCTCAGGCGAGCTATTTGGAATTGGGAGAAGAACCTACCGGGAGCTACTCGGTAATTATTATCTTTACCTATACCACTGGCTATCGCTTAATCTTGACCGCTGGTAACGGTGCAGTGTCTGTAGCAGGTAACAGTTTAGATATGAACGCGGCGGAATCTCCCGTTAAACTGAGACTAGACCAAGAGCCAGGTAGTTGCTATTCCTACAAGCTCAAGCGCTCCATGCAAAAGGTTGCGTGTTAATTATGGAAAATGAAGTTAATTTACCACGGTACGGATTTAAGCAAGTAACGGATTCTGTAGAAGAAAAGTTGCTCTCTGCGGTATCAGAAAGAACAACAGAGGAAGACGAGAAAAACGGTACGGTTCCTTCTTTAGAGAATTTACAAAAAGAAGACCTAGAGAGGTTTGCGAAGGAAATATTCGGTATTCGTCAGGATGACGGTCGGGATAACAATGGATAGTTTTGAAGTCTTCTACGACAGTGATAAGGCCGACGCGGACAAAAAGCCATCAGTTATTGTGAGACGGGTGGCGCGATCGCGTTACTCAGAACTCAAAAGTCTACTCGCCAAGCTGATGGCCAGCTTCATTTACTTCGGCTGTAGTCGAGGGGAGTTGTGTGACGGGAGTAATGAGAAGGTTTGGGAAGATATTCGGAAGCTCGCTGATATGCTGCCCCTAGACGGGGGAGGAAAGCTGGACTTAGACCGAATTGACGACCTCCAGATTATCGCCATCTTCTTTGTTGATGAACCCGTTGAAGAAAGAGGGCGGGTAATGAGGCACGTTGATGCCGCAGGTCAGGAACACTTTAAGCCTGGGAAAATAGCTGCACTCCACGGTGTAAATTTTTTGGACTATCACGAGCGCTGTCGGGGGATTTACGGGATAGCGCACGAGATGGCGATAGCTTGGATGGAGGAGGACGAGAAGCAGGCGAAGCAGGAGGAAGAGGCGAAGCAGCTCAACGGGAAGGTTCAAGTCCCCGAAGAGGAATTGGAAAAACTGGCAACGCCGACGCGGTAAAGATATCTCAACTTATTGAGATATATGGCGTTGAGGGCATGAAGTATATGTGGAATACTCTCGACCACCAGACGATAGATGATTGTATAGAAGAAACCATCGAGTGGCGCAAATCCGAGAAGCAACGAGAAGCTGAGGAGATTCAAGAAGACCACGAGAAATTCATCACCGAAAATCCTGTCCTGGTCGAGAATATCTTCTCCTCAGAAATGGCAGAATTAGGGTTTGACCCTAGTAAGTGGAAGAACAACCAAAATGGTAGCAGCCCCGCAGAAGTCGTCAACTAACAAGAAAGATTTCTCGAAGCTTTACAAGAAAACTGCACCCACTATTATCCCCATCAACGTTCCTAGCATGGGGCTAGACCTTGAACTGGAATATACGGCTCCTACGGCAGACGTAGGGGAAATCCTTGACCAATATATTATTGCTGTAGCTAGAGCCACTAGTAACGACCAAGGTTCTGTAGCTTTAGATTTACCCAGTGAGCATCTACTTGCAATTGGAAAGTACAAGCTCATCGACCTTGCTATCTACCTTAAAAAGATGGGGGCGACCCAGAGAGCCGAAACCCTAGCCCAGGAAGTAGACGGCATTAAGAATGCCAAATTAATTGCTCTACGCGATCGCCTGACGACTTCAATCGCAGAACTCAAGCTTTCACTCGATCCTAAATACGACGATTATGAAAAACTGAGCTTCTTCATGGTGAGCGCCCCCGAAGCTAAAGAGCTTTTGCATCGCGCGATCGCATCGTGCTTTAAGGAAATTGAAGAACCAGAACGACTGGAAGACCAAGTAAAGTTCTTCCTGATGATGGCGCTACTATCAATCACTAGTCGAGTAGTTGCGATCTAATGAAATACGCAGAACTTCGTCCCGCAATCGATTCAGATGGTCAAGTTCGCTACACTTGGCACGGCGAAGCTCATTTACCTATTAAGTTGGGGGAGGAATATTTTTGGGCAAACTACTGCAATCAACCGCTACCTTATTCCTTTCCCTTCAAGGTCATAGTGGCACACTCTCACCTTCGACCTCCCAGCGCGATCGCGGTACGCACTGATGTTCAGCCTCTTTGGTGGATATTTGTAGCTGTTCGGTACGAGCTGGAGCAGATAGCAGAACGACTCAATGAATATGCCATGTTCTTAGTTTGGCGTACTGGGTTTATGGACTTAGAACCTGGTATGTGTCCCTCTTGGAGGCGACTTACCTAGAAGCGGCGTATTCCAGAGAGTTTTCGTAAAAACAGGCGCAAGTCTAAATCTGTAAACTAAAAGTTTACATCTGCCCTCCAAGTACGGCTGCGTATGGGTCATTTTCTGGCTCGTACCGTACAGGCTTAGATTCTCCCCACCAATCCATGTCGGCAAATAGTTCGGGGCGATGCTCTAAATACCACCACTTTGTTTCTTCGCCCCACCACTTCCAAGCCTGCCAGAATCCATGCTCAATAATGCTGCGGTCAACAACCAGCCCCGACCAGTCTCTATGCCACTGCAATTGACAAGGAAGAGCATAGCCGTGTTGAGCGAAGAAGTGCGATCGCGCAACGGGAAAGCTAACAGTTATCCCCACTACTTCTCTGCTGACTGCCCAAGATCCATATACAAATGTAAGTGGCAAAGGTTCAGCTACTTCAAACCCCCTTTGCTGCCATACGTTAATACGTGAAGGCTGGAGGTGAAAGCTGACTACATAGGTACTGTTGGAGCGAACTAGTGGCAACTCGTTAGCTTGGACTTGCACTTGTCCATCATCCCACCAACCCATTACGCGATCGCCTTCTTGATAAAGAGTGCCGGGACGGAAGCGCAACAAGAGGGAATCCCAGTTTTTCCAAATTGATGAATATTTCCCTCTTCGTTCGCTTAGCAATGTCTCCCAAAATTCAACCCTGGCGTTGTCTGCACCTACTTCACTAGCACGTTGAGTTACAAGTTTTGTAATTGCTCCCTTAGCCCCAGCTTGCTTTCTTGATGTATCTGCTTTGAGGTAGCGGTCAATTATTTTATTCAGTTTTTCTTTAAAAGTTTTCTGTGAAACGTCTAGTTCAGATGTCATCATAAATAAGTACAAAAAATAGCCATCACGCGATCGCATAACGGCTTGGGGTTCTCTTTCCCTTATCTTACCCCCACAAGCCGATGGCAGACGCTAACGCAATTCTTTCGTTTCAGGGCAAAGACGATGGTTTACAAAAAATCCTCAAGTCTGCCTCGGATGGCTTTGGAAATTTAGCTGATTCAGTTAGCCAAGGGAAAGATAACCTTGCAGGTTTAAAAGATGAGTCAGGGTTATTTGAGAAGACGTTTAAAGGTCTTACCGGAACCGTCGGTAAAGGGCAGAAGGCGTTTGACAATTTGGGGGATAGTGCAAGCGCGATCGGGGATGGGTTTAGTACCAGTGCCAAAGTTACTGATGTAACGAGTAAGGGGTTCGTTCGTTTCGCTGCATCTGCCTTAGGGGTAGGGAAGCAGGTTGGCTTTGTAAACACTGTCCTTGGTCCAATGGGTGACCTGTGGCATGAAGTGGACGATGCCCAGTCAGCAGTTGGCAAGGGGTTTGCTGTTCTCAATGCTGTCAGTAAGCCGTTAATTGGTTCCCTGAAAGCCGCATCTGAATTTACCGCAGAACTAGCCGATAAGATGTCGGGGTTGGGAGAGGCAGGTAAATCGGTTGCGGGGATTATGCTGGGCGTCAGCAAATCTCTTGGGGGATTGGCGGGTGGCGTCAAGGTTGCCGATGTTGCGGGGGATATTTATCGCTTGGTCGAGGCGATGAAGGAGTTTAGCGAGGAATCTCTTCCCGAACTAATTGAGCAGGCAAAAAGCGCCTATGAGATGTTTGAAAAAACAGGACTCAAGGCATCACTGTTTGGCGACACCCTGAAAACCTTGAGAACAACAGCAACTGTTCTACAGGCGACAACCAAGGGGCTAACCAAAGAACTGTCAGGGATGTTCCTGGGCTTCCTCCAGTTCAAAGAAACAGCAGGCATGGTTAAGGGTTTTGCCAGTGCCTTGTACGATAGCTACCTGCGGATGAAAGGACTATCGGAAGCTACAGATGCCTTTCAAAGCATGGGTCTTGACACCACAATGGCGAATCTTGCCGTGAAGGTGGGAGCGTTTGGGGAAGGACTACTAGGAAATGCTGAAGCAGCTAAAGAGTTTGTCAACACGACAGTTGCTGCATTTGCCCAAGTTCAAGACAAAATTGGTTACCTACAAACCCTGAGCACAGCTGCCGCTGAAAGTCAGCAAACCTTATTCAAATCATTTCAAGGCTTAACTCGCGGACCTCTCAAAAACGCAATCACAACAGCAGATGCAGCAAGTGCTAGTTACTTTGCCATGTCTGCCGGTGCAGATACGTTAAGTAAGTCCAACCTCCTAATGACCGCAACCGCGAAGGGTGCCGTCGCCGGACAAGTTGACCAGTCCCAAGCCATCAACGCCCTAACCAATGCGATGGGTCCCTACAAGATGAACTTTAGGGACGCCGATAAAGTTATGGGGCAGTTCTTTGCCACGACTGAGGCGGGACAATTAGATTTAGGAAATTTAACGGGCGCGATCGGTGAATTGAGTAGCTCTAGTGCCAGTGCCAATATCCCAATGGCACAAACCTTGGGGATGTTTGCCGCACTAACCAAAGTGGGACCACCCGGAGAAGCAGCAACCCGGTTAAGTAACTTACTACAAGATGTCAGCGCAGTCAGTGAAACGGCTCAAGACGAACTCGATCGCTTAGGAATTCGGCTCGACAAATACACTATTCAGCAAAAAGGCTTATTACCCCTACTGCAAGAGATTTACACCAAGACGGGTGGCTCCGTAGAGAAAATGCGGAAGATTTTCGCCAACGACTACTCGTTCCAAGCGTTCCAGGGCTTAGTGTCCAACATGAAGGACGCCAACAAAATTATTGAAAGCGTTGGCAATTCTGGGGGCGAAACTCTCGACAAAATGTTCGACAAGCGCCGAGAAACCCTCATGCAGCAGGGAACCGCGCTGATGAACGGCTTCAAGGACGTAATGGCTGACCTGGGGCAACGCGTCCTCCCCTTACTAGAACCTGGCATTAAATTCCTCAACCAAATCTTGGAAAACTTCCAGCAGATGCCAGAGTGGCAGAAAAATATGATTGCTGGCATTGCGATGAGTACGATCGCGATGCAAAAAGTAAGTGAGGTGGGAGGGACATTCACAGGCATATTAATGAACCTGGGTAAAACCTACCTCGTGGCGCGTGGGATGTCGTTATTTTGGTCAGGTCAGCTTCTGAACGAAGCGGGAATTATTAAAGACCTCATTGTTAAGCACCAAGATTACGGTGGAGCGCTACTACGGTTATTTGGTATCCAGAAGCAAGGCGCATCTGTTGCTACAACCATCTTGTCTGCCCAAGAAGAAACAACCAAAGCCGTCAACCTGGGCAAACAAGCTGAAACTCTAAGAACACAGGCAACCAAAGCTCAAGAAGTAGCAGCACGATTACAAGCTCAAGCTGAGATATTGCGAAGTGAAGCAGTAACGCTTTCTGCTGAAGCCGACATTGCCGCCGCTAATGCCACCAATTTAAGAGCTGAAGCAGATGCTGCTGGGGGTGCTAATGCCAAGTTGAATGCCGATGCCCAAAAAGCTGAAGCAGCGGCTACCAATATAACCACTATTGCCGACCGAGCATCAGCCGATGCTGTACAAGCGAAAACAGTAGCTGATGCTAAATCGGTAGAAGCTACAAAAGCAAGGCAGGCTGCTGAAACTGCCGCACACAATGCCGATCTTGCTCAGAAAAATGCCAGCATTCGCCTTAACCAAGCGGTATCCGTCGCCACAAAAGAAGCTGTGGCTTTAGGGGATGCTGCTGTTGAGGCTCAAAAAAAAGCAACCCTTGCCACTACAACTGCACTTGAACTTGAAGCTGTCGCTACTGAAAAAGCAGCGATTGCCACTAAAGCTAAAGCCGTTGCTGATGAAGCTGGTGGAGCTAATGCTTTGCTCAATGCCAAAGCTACAGTTCTACAAAAAGAAGCCGCGATCGCGCAAACGGCTGCGTCTGAAGCTGCAACTAAAGCCATAGAACTTAATGTAGCCGCCACTAAAGCTGAGGAAACGGCAGTAGCTGCTAATACGGTAAGAATTAAAACGCAAGCAGAAGCAGAAATAGCGGCAGCCTTTGCAACAGCTAAAAATACAGAAGCTAAGGTTGAAAACGAAGTAGTTAATCTCGCTAACGACAAAGTTGTCGAAACCCTTGATGCCACTACAGGTGCAGTAGTAGGTAATACTGCCAAAGTTGAGGCCAACACAGGTGCAAAGGTGGCTAACAAAGCAACTTCCTTAGCCGATGATACTACCGTTCAAACGCTAGAAGTTGTTGATGGAGTTGTCCAGACTAATACCGTCAACGTCGAAGCCAATACAGGTGCAAAAACTGCTAATGCTGCTACCACGGCAACTGCGACTACGGCAGAAGCTGTTAATACTGTAGAAACAGAAGTCAATACAGGAGCCACGGTTGCCAATACCCAAGCACGGGGACTGTTAGGAAAAATCAACGCATTCCTAACAGGGCAAATCAACCTAAATAACGTTGCCATGCTCTATAACAATGCCGTCATGAAAACTGGTGTGACTGGCATGGGGCTATTAAATGGTGCAACTAAGCTTTTTGCTGGAGGGATGGGTCTTGCTAGAGGTGCGGTTACAGCTTTTGCTACGACGCTTGGTCCCATCACTTTAGCTATAGCTGGACTTTACCTAGCTTTTAATATTTTTAAAGATTTGGCAGAGACTTTTGGTTTAATTGGCTCTGAATATACAGAGATGGCAAAAAAGGTAAAAGATGCCGAGGTAGAGTTTATCAACTTTAAAGCTACGGTCAAAGGAGTTAAGGAAGACCTAGAAGACCCAAAACCAGCTGATGAAGGATGGCTACGCAAAACATTAGATTGGCTTGGTTTAGTTCGTCACGAAACTGAAGAATACAGTGGGTTCTTGAATACAAAACTATATCCACTACTAAATCTAAGTGCCAATCTTGGCGACAAGCTGCTAACGGGAGGTGGCAGCAAGAAACAGATTGACGAGTTTTTTAAAGGACTTAAAGACAAGGTAGAAGAAGCTCGTCAAGCACAATTAAGCTTAGAAAATGAAGCTGCTGACGAAGCAACAGGAAGAGAGCAAGATAAAACCTTGCAAATGGTACGCGATGCGAGTCAGGGCAGGTTGCTTGGAGTTAAAGCACAAAAACTCCTGGACGAGGCTAAGGCTGAAGCCATAAAAACAGGTCAATCAGCATTAGCCGCAGACCCTTTCAAGAAAGTTTTAGATGCTAATCGTAAAGCTGCTGAAGACCAAACAAAAATTAACGACAAACGGGTTGAGCAACTAACAGCTCAAATCAATGACCCCAAGATTAGCAAGGCAAGGAAAGAGCAACTACAAAGTCAAGTAGACTTTCTGAAAAAACAAAGTTCTGCTTTAGATGAATACCTAAAAAAAGAAGACAAATACTTCCAGTCTTTGCAAGACATCGCACTAGCCGTGGATGAAAATAACGCAGCGCTAAGTAGCGAGAAAACCATTGAAAATCTTAAAAAGCAGCAGAAAGAGTTAACAGATGGTGTTTCGGGTCCGTTGAAAGATGCCTATGACGGCGTGTTTGATTCCCTAGAAAAAGGGATGAACAACACAGGACTGGCGCAGCGCCGCATGAACAATCAACTAGTTCAAGCGGTGAAAAACTTTCAAGACAATATCAAAGAAGCAAAAGATATTAGTAATTTTGAAGACTTAACAAAACGGCGTCAAGACGCTGATATTTTGCAACAAAAAATAGCGGCATCTTTCAAGTCAGGCGCAATTAGTCGAGAACTAGCCCAAACTTTGATGGATGACCTGAAAAATCAGGAGATTGAAGTTGACACTCCTGATTTTAAATTCAAAGGCAAAATACTTACAGCAGAACAAGAACAATCTTTAATCCAAACGGAGACGGAACTCAACCAAGAAATGGTTGACCGTCGTACTACCCAAATTCAGCAAGGAATTGAAGATATTAACACGGCTGAATCCAAAGGAGAACTGCTAGGCGGACAAGCCCAGTCCAAGCGATTAGCTAAACAAATAGAAATTGACAAAGAACGTTTAGAGAATGCTAAAAAAACTGAGGAAATAATGCTCAACGCCTATGGTGAAAAGTCTCCTCAATACGTCAAAGCCGTTCAAGATAGACGTGCAGCAGAACGCCAAATTGAAAAAGATAGTTACGACAAGCAGCTTGCCACAGATAACTACTACACCGAACGCCGCGTAAAGCTCAGAGAACAAGCGATCGCGCGCATCAAAACACTAGAAGACACCCAACGCCTCACCGCAGGTCAAGCCCAAATCCAAAGCCTAGAGCAAGAGCAGGTCATTGGCAGAGAACAAGCCGCCAACATCCGTAAGCGCATGGCACGGATGAAAGATACAACCAGTGACGCCTACAAAGACTTGCAGCAACAACTGGAGCAAGTAGAGCGGGATGGTCAATCGAAGCGCTTCCAAGCCCAGAAAGCGCGGGAGGACTACTCCTTAGACCGTCGGGTCAAAACCCATGAAGACGCGATCGCGAAAATTCAAACCGCCGAACAAACCCTCCTCAAAACCCAAGGACAAGCCCAGCAGGAAACCCTACGCCAAGAAATCGCTATTGCAGGGGAACGACTTAAGTTAGAAAGCCAACGCCTCCAATCCATTGGCAAAGCTTCTGGGGTTGGCTCTGATGTGTATAAAGATAAGCTGCGGGAAGTCCAAACCTTAGAGCGGGAAATTGCCACCAAGACCTTCCAGGAGCAACGCGCTCAAGAAGACTATGCGGTAGAACGGCGTGTGAAAGTTCGTCAAGATGCGATCGCGCAAATCCAAGCTGCCGAGCAAACCTTAACCCGAACTCAAGGACAAGCCCAGCAGGAAACCTTACGGCAAGAAATTGCTATTTCCAACGAACGGGTAAAACTCGCCCGTGCTCGCCTAGCTGATATTGGACGACGAGCTGGCACAGGCTCTGACACGTATAAAGACCAGCTACTGGAAGTCAATAACCTAGAGCGAGAAATCGAAGTCAAGCGATTCCAAGAGCAAAAGGCACGGGAGGATTATGCCTTGGAGCGACGGGTGAAAGTTCGCCAGGACGCGATCGCGCAAATCCAAGCCGCTGAACAAACCCTCACTAAAACCCAAGGGCAAGCGAACCAAGAGACACTACGCCAAGAAATTGCCATCTCCACAGCCCGGACGAAACTAGCCCGCGCCCGATTAGAAGATATTGGACGACGTGCAGGTACAGCCTCCGATAGCTACAAAGACCAACTCCTCGAAGTTAATAGCCTAGAGCGGGAAATTGAAGTCAAGCGGTTCCAGGAACAACGGGCACGAGAAGACTACGCCCTAGATCGTCGGGTGAAAGTTCATGAGGACGCGATCGGGGAAATCAAGCTTGCCGAAACCCTCCTACAGAAAACTCAATTTGAAGCAAGCCAAGCCACCTTACAAGAAGAAATCGCCATTACAGGGGAGCGGATAAAGCTGACCCGTGCCAGGGTGGAATCTGTGCGGCAGAATGCTGGGGAAACTTCAGATATTTATAAAGACCAGGTACGGGAATTAAGAGCGTTAGAGCGGGAGCAGATTGCTAAGACAAGCCAAATGCAAACGGCTGAAACTCTACGTGGTCTAGAAGTCCAGCAGCAACGCATTGCCAACCAAGTAGAAGCCACGACCCAAGCCTACAAAGCCCAAACCAACGCTATTGACTTAATCACTGCGCGTCTTTCCCAGCAACAAGAACTCGCTGAATCCCGCAATAGCCTAATCCAAACCGCCACCTCCGGCACCCAACAGCAACTGGAACTCGTTGGAAAACTCGTTAACGACGAACGCCTATCCGGTCAACTCCAACTTACCAGTGCCAAAGCCCGACTCGCCGCCCTAGAACAATCCCAAAAATTCGAGCGAGACAACGTCAAACGCCAACAGGAGCAAAAAGCCCTATCCCTAGACCGTCAGAAAATCGATCTCGCTGGGGCAAAACTCGCCAACGATCGCGCCATCCAAGACGAAAACATCAACTTCCGCAAACTGCAAGCCAATCAAAAACTCACTCAAGAGCAAATCGACCAGCACAACCTTGCTTTATCCAACCTGAGCCAGCAAAGTCAGCTACTAGAAGGGCAAACTCGAAACCTGCAAACTCAAATCGACTCCCAAGCTGAACTTGTCGCCAATGCCGACGAAGAACTAAACATTCGCCAGCAGCAAGCCAAAGATGGTGGAGTGATGGATGTGATGCTTGCCAAGCAATCCTCGATGATTGCTCAACTCAATAAAGAAACAGAAATCCTCCAGAAGCGGCAAGAGTTCAACAAGTCCCGCGTTGAAGCCTACGCCTCCTCCCTATCCCTCCTCTCCCAAACCGTCACCTCCGAGCGCAAGCAAAAAGACATTGCCGCTGCCATCGCCGCCATTAAGCTCAACTCCCTAGACCAGCAACATGTGATGGAACGGCGAGTACTGGAGATGCAACTCAAGCAGAAAGAGGCGGTACTGGAGCAAGAGAAATCCCGTATCCGAATGATGGAAGCGGAGAACAAAGCCCGTACTGCCGAAGCCAAGGAACGGGTAGGACTAGCCATTGAGGAGGGTAAATCCACCGAGCAAATTTCCACAAGGATAGAAGCCCTGAAAGGTTACCTAGAAGCGGGAGCAGCCATCAAGTCCGCAGGAATTGCCGTAGATGAGCGCGGAAAGTTCGAGAAGCAGATGGGACAACTTGAGATACTCCAGCAACAACAACAATTCGTTGGAGAGCGCCAGCAACGAATTGGAGAACTGGCTCAAGCCTCTTCCACCGGACGACAGCGATCTTTAAACCGATACCTACGAGGAGACATCCTCAACCAACTCGGCACCGACTTTAGCTCAATCCAAAGCCTGGGACGCACCACAACCAACGCCGTCCTAACTGGAGGGTATGACCAACGCCGAGCCTTCGCTCCTGTCCCTGAACTCAAAGCACCCAAGCCCGTAGACTATGAAGCCATCCGCAAAGACTACCTGAGCCAGCTCAGTGAATTTGTCATTCCTGACCGAAAAAAAACTGCCACTACCCAAAGGCAGCAGCAGGAAACGGCAACGATAAAGGTACAGCAGGAGGTGGCGGCAATGCGAAAAAACTTAGAAGCAATTCTCACCAAGGCTAAACCCAGTGTCGATCAGAAGAACACCTTTAACATCCACCTCCCTGTTGGCAGTACCGAAGACCAAGCAAAAAGTCTTGAGGAGCCACTAATTAAGTTGCAAATGGATTTGTGGAAGAAGGTTAGGGGTGAGCTGGGAAGTTAGGAGTTACTGTTCAATAGTGAATAAATCGCAGTCTTCAGGTCTACATAGAGAGAACCCTTTGGCCACTTCCCAGTCCAAAACTGGCTATCTGGAACAACAAGGTGTGTTGTTTTTGTATTTAAGTAGATATTGCTCAAGGCAAGCGAGGGCTTAAGCTTTTCTTGAACAGGAATCAACTTAAAACCATTAGCTTTTCGCCACCAATCCATTAACCTGTCAAAAATTGGATCTTCCTCTACCGCTGAATGGGCTAGCATTCTGTACCCAGATGCATAGGGCAGACAGGCTTCCCCATCAATAACTTCAGCAACAATTACTGCTCCCATCGACACAATAGTTGACTGTATCCCTGTAAACTCATGCTTCGCAAGTCTAATTTTCTCAGCGCCTGCTGTCATAGGAAGCCCTGACTCAAAATTTGGATATCGACTAAAAACCATTGCTTTCTCCTCTGTTAATGTGTAGCTTGACGCGATCGCGCTCCTAAGATAATTCTTCGACATTGAGACTGACAACTGTAAACTTTTAGTTTACAGATTGCTCATTATTCGCCTACACACCAGCTTTCCTCATTCTCAAACCAGCCTAGTTTTTCGAGGCGTGTCAATTCTTCGTCGGTCAGCCGTTCGGGTTCATAAGAGCCAACAAACATATACCCGTCGTGAAAAGAGTACACCCAGTCTCCGTATAACTTTTCGAGTATCTGCAAGCCTTCAATTAAATGATTTAGCTTTTTCATACGCGATCGCGCTCCTCTTCAGCAGTAAAATCACTAAGCTCTTCTTGGATTTCGTAACTATTCCCCACTTGGAGAAGTTTCCAGTTCTCGCCATAAGCCCAAGCTAGAAACCCAGAACTAAAGCTATCTCCACCCTTGTGATAGCCACGCGGATCTTTTAGAACGGTTTTATATTTCATGCGCGATCGCGCTCCTTAACAACATCAATTACAGACCCTAAATTTGGGCGAAAGCTGCCAAAAATTGATTTGAACTCTACTTGGTCAATTCCATCAAATCTGCTAGTGGGGAGTTCAGGTAATCTTTGCCAATGTGTTACAAGAATTTCGTCATCTGTCTGCCAGTCCTTCCATCCCTCAGCGTCATCAGGATTGCCGTATTCTTCTGGACTGTCAAAATATCCAGTCGTGATTTCGGATGTAAATTTTCCCCAAGAGGAACTGAGATACACCACTAACTGATAATGCCCATCTTCTTTGGTTGGTAATCTGTCACCTACGTTAATCCAGGTCATACGCGATCGCTCTCCTTATTGTTTGTGTCGAAAATACCCTTGTAACCACGGAACGCTACTGTGCTGCACAAAACGATAGCTGAGGCAACTCAAGCCTTTGTGGCAAGAGGGTTTTGCCCCGATGCACAAAACAGTAGACGCACATCCGCACCTTCAATCCTTGTGCTTGCTAGTAGCGTTCTTAGCCGATTTAATTGTTGCCTGCTCAAACTCTTCCAAGGTGCATCGGTACACCTCTAATGCCAATCTCGTCTCTGTAGGAGTTAAGGTTGGCACAAATCGCCCAGTCTCCCAGTTGCTGATGGTCGTGTGGCTCTTGCCGAGCGTAGCCGCAACCTGTTCTCGCCGTAACCCAGCTTTCTTTCGTAACTCACGCAAGTCCAATGTACTGACAGCTTCTAACTAGCTAGTATTGTTTGCTTGTTCAGTATACAATATTTCAAGAGATTTAAAAGCGATCGCGTTTCTTCGACTGGAGATCTGGTTGCGCGATCGCTTCTACCCCACAAGTTGCCTATGGAGGGCAATCATGAATCTTACCAAGAATAATGACGAGTTTGGCTTCTACACTCGCGAGAGTGATGGTGCCAGTGGAATGACTGTGACTGCATTGGCTCAATTTACAGGTAACAGAAAGCAGACCATTTCTGACCTGCTAGACAAAATTCGCGAATCTGACCCGTTCGTGAACGATCTGAAAGATTCGCTAAAATCCTTTGCTAGCAAGGAGTTGAGGCTGTCAGTTAATGACCCTCAGGGGCGTCGATTCATTCTGGACGAAGTTTGCCAAGCCGTACTGGAATACTATGCGTTCGATGCCCGTCAGTACAAAGGAAAGGACATAGCGATCGCGAACTTCCGCATGATATCCAAGGCTGGGATGCGGTTGTACATTTGGTCGCAGACTGGGTATGACCCAAACAAGAAACCCTCTCAAGCCTCCCTCGTCGGCTACTGGGCAGAGCGTCAGCGTTTATTCATCCAGCGCACGACTATCCCCAGTGGTTGGTTCTGCATCTTTGAAGAACTTGCCAAACTCATGTGGCAGTTAGAAAACCTGGGCTATGTTGTCCCTGACTACAGCCCGGTGGATAACTCGCGGATAGTCCCCGACATCTCAATCGGGCGAATGTTCTGCAAGCACATGAGGTCAAAAGGGTATGCGGTGAGCGCGATCGCGCAGAAGTATCCGCACTGGTATCCTGGCTGGAAGCTCCCCGTAAAAGCCAACATCTACCCCAACGGTTGGCTAGAAGAGTTTCGGGCATGGTTTGACAACCAGTGGAAGCCCAGTAGCCTAGCGCGTTACTTGGGAAAGAAAGACCCTACCAGCCTGCCGTCCATCTGTAAGCTGCTGGGACTACCTGAGGCACCCGTTCAACTCAAGCTTTTTCAGGATAAAGATGGAGCGATTCTAGTTCCAATTGACATCGACAATTAAGCAATCTGTAAACTAAAAGTTTACACTTTAGCCACCAGAAAAACTGGTGGTTTTTTAATGTCCGTGCGATCGCCGCTTTCAACTACCGATAATCCCCACTATGGGATCTACAAATACCCCATCTGTAAACTAAAAGTTTACACTTTGCCTCCCTCAATGTTTCGTTAACATTAAACTACTACTCCACTCATCGCTCCACATCTCAACTTGACTCGACCAAAACCTAGGTTCTGAACCTGGGTTTTTGTTTATCATATGTCTATGTATTCTTGAAAAATATGACCAAGCTGGCAATAGCAACGCTTAAGGGTGTGTCGCCTTACTCCCAGTCCCGCTTTCACAACACACCAAAGCTGAACAAGGAGTTGGCGGATGATTATGAAAAACGAACGTGGAAAGAACGGCTACATACAACAGAAACGGGGGAAGTAGTAATTCCTGCATTAGCATTCAAAAACTGCATTGCTGAAGCTGCAAAGTTCTTGGGACAGCAGATTCCTGGGAAAGGGAAGTCTACTTACACCAAACACTTTGAAGCTGGGGTTTTGGTAGTAGATGACATCCCCCTTGGTATTCATAAGGATGATGTCTCCGGCAACTGGATGCATGTCCCAGCTGATGGCGTGAGAGGGTCAGGGAAGCGGGTACTCAAATGCTACCCCTTCATCAAGCCAGGGTGGGATGCCTTGGTAACGTTTTACATTTTTGATGAAACTATTACCCAAGATGTCTTCCTCTACCACCTCAAGCAAGCAGGGCAGTTGATTGGCGTGGGAACGTTTCGGGTGCGAAATAACGGAACGTTTGGCAGATTTAAGGTGCTAGATCTTCAATGGAAAGAAATTGAGGAGGACGTGGTCGCATGAATACTCTTAGCAGCCAGTACGCCAACCGACAATGGAATCAAGCTGCATTTGCTGCCATTGAAAAGGGCGAACATTGCATAACGAAGGAAGCCATTATTGCGATTCTGCAATTCCTTAAAGGGAGGCAGCCATGAGGAAGCTGTCTTACGAAACCTCGACTTTAATTAAGTACCTCAAAGAGTGCGCTCACTCCGGGAAGAACGCCACGTTTGAAGAGATGAGCAAACTGTTAAACGGCAACGTTCAGCACAAATTCAGAGGTAACTTGCATAATGCGCTGAAAATTGTGCGGCGCGACTATCAGATTTTGTTTGCCTCTATTCTAAATGAAGGCTATCGCCCATTACTAGAGGATGCAGCCAAAACCGTAACTGATAAGCGACAAAAGCGCATCCAGTCAGAAACTACTTACTGGAGAGCAGAGTTAAATACTGTTGACACTAGTAAGTTGAGCGAGAGAGAGTTCAAGTCTTACGTTACAGCACACCTGAAGTTGGGAATTCAGGAATTTGTCATAGGAGAAGAGGTCAGCAAAAAACTGGAACTGGAAGGAACCAAAACCCGTAGCACGGGGTTGGAATATGCCAAGCATGCGATTCGAGAGTTGATTGACGTAAGATAAAGGAACAGTTCTTCTCGCCTCGTTTCCCTTCGCATCCACTCGACTCATCTCGTCTCGGCTCCTCTCTTTTCATCTCTCTTCTGCTCAACTCATCTCAACCAAGCGATCGCGTAATTAAGCTCTACGCGATCGCTTAATATTAGGTAGGCAAAAACAGGGTTGTGACTTTCAAATGACAAAGCGAATAATTGCAGCTACTGCATCCAAAAGCAAAGAAGCGAAACGAGTAAACTTAACTATTACATCCAGCAATAAAGAGTGGATACAGAAGAACAAGGACTATATAAATGTGTCTGCGCTTTGTCAATCGGCTATTTATTTTGCTGTGGCAAGACAGGAATATAGAGATGCTGGTGACTTCATTTCTAGGCTTACACTAGAAAAGATGGGAGAACCTTACTCAAAAGGATTTGAAGACGCATTTCAGTACATACCCCAGATACCATTGAAGCACCTTAGCGCTATAGAGAAAAAGAGGCTTTCCGTTCATCCACTGGAGGGTAGGCTCTCAACACATGATTTTCAAGATTGGTGGAACCATTACTACTTGATGGGGTGGCAGGCGGGATTAAAGATGATTTGGAACAAGCACATCAAGCCAAACCTTTAACGCGATCGCTTAATATTAAAGGACGACTCGTTTCCCGTCGGCTCCTTACCTGTCGATTCATCACTGTTCGCCTCTTCTCTGCTCAACTCAACCAAGCGATCGCGCGGATTAAGTTCTACGCGATCGCTTAATATTGAAGGACACCACAACTCGACTCACCTCCATTCGTCTCTTCTCTACCCGTCTCTCCTCAACTCTCCTCGGCTCTGCTCGTCTCTTCTCATCTCAACTAAGCGACCTATTACAATGTAGGTCGCTTCAAAAATACTCCTTAACTTCCCGCGACGAAATCCGCTCATTCTCCACATCCCGCTCCCGTCGTGCCGATGCCGCACTAAAGAAGTCACGGACATTGGGATAATACCCACTCTCTTCCATCACCGTTTGCCGCAAGACACTACCCTGCTTTTTCCGTGCTGCATAATTCCCCAACACCAGAGCCATCGCTCCATCCCCGTGACGCTTGCCACCATCAGTACCTTTGTAGCGAGAACTCTCCGGCACCTTCGGCACCCCATTTTCTTCCTTAATTGCCGCATGGTCGGTCTTCAGGTCTTCGTAATAAGGCATTCGGAACACATCATCCTCTAGCGCCTTTTTGTAGTCTGGCATCGCTTCTAGATACCAGCCTTGAGTTGGCATCACTTTATCAATCCGAGATGCCCCATACCGACTTTCCGCAAATTCAGCCAATGCCGTCCCATTTCCCCTAGCATCCATCGCTCCCCCAGAAAAGTTAGGCAACCCATCTACCAACTCATAGAGAATCCATTCCTGTGCCCGAATCGGGACGTTCCTGAGTTCAATGATGACTGGGCAGTATCGACGAACATCACTTTCGATCAGGATAGGCGCGATCGCGCTGATATCTCCCGTTCGCCCAAAGTCCATGCCGTAGTAACTTTTCTGAGAGTGTGGCAGTGCCCTTAAAAATGGCTTGATATGGACATCAATCCAATCGTAGATTTCCTGCTTTTGTCGTGCCTGAGGCAATGCCGCAAATTCATCTTTAAGCGCCAGTCGTGCAACCGAATAGCGCCTATCCATCCTTGCTTCAACCAGTAGTGGGGGAATGTAGGTTCCGCTTGCTGCTTTTGGATTACAGAACAGCTCTTCATCTGCATCATCGCCATAGAAATCAATTAGTTCTTGCCTCCACTCTTCTTGGGCTTTTTCGTTCCATCCTTTACCTGTTGCCAAGCAAATACGTTTATACAGTCCATCTTTTAGGGCGTCGTCTAAGGTTACTGTGTGAACAGAATATGGGCGCTTTCCTGCTTTAACGTCTTCTACTAATCGATTGAATGGATTTCCTATCCCATTGTGGGTGGAAATGATGTGAATCCTTCCGTTCCACATCAGGAGCGCGATCGCAGCTTTGAGTAATTCCATCTGATCTGGATGGAAAGCAAACTCATCAGCAACAACTCGTCCTTGTTTCCCTCTCAGGTTGGACGGTCTTGAAGTTAATCCCGTTACTCGATATCCAGACTCGAATCGTATCCGATACGCCAGTATCGATTTATCAATGTCTTCAATTAGCGTTTCTTCAATTTTGCTAGCTGCCAGCTGATATTGTTTTACCCAAAAAGCTGCATCTTGCATAAACTCCAGCGCACCTTCCTCATTGAGTGCCATATACCAAGTGTCTGAACCCTCTCTTCCGGGTATAGCTGCTGTTAGTACCGCATCT